CCACTATTTGTAATGAAAGCACTTTCATTAACACTATTTAATTTATCTTGATTAGTTAAGCAATAATCACTATATTCTTTTGAGAAAGTAATTACTTTTGATATTTCTTGAGTATCAAGTAAATCTAATTTTTTAATTGGGTTATCAACTCCAAACTCTTCACATAATCTTGGAATTGCTTGTTGGTCGAACTTTCCATTATGAGCGACCATTATTTTAGCATTATATCTATTAATAATTTTTTCTAAGTCTTGTGCCATATCATTAGTACTTACTAATTTATATCTTTTATCATTTTCTAGTTTTTCAAAATAACTTGGATATTTAGTAGCACTAAAAGTTGATAGCATTATATATTTATTATTAAAGAACTTTCTAATTAAATAACTTTTTTCCTTAACAACCTTCATATTTTCCAAGTCGAAGACCTTTATACCTATCTCAAATGGTAATATACTTTCCGCTACATATAGACTACCTATTGTTTCAGTATCTACAAATAGCAAATATTTTTGTTTCTTAATGTCAATTTTTTTAATCATTATATCATTTCCTTTCCTATCTCTCATTGATAATATAAGTATATCACATTACCATTTCTTTGTCAATGCTTTTTTAAAAAAATCGTAAATTTTTTTATCTTTTTCACTAATTAAAATTAAACCTATTTTATTACATTTATTTAATTCAGTAAAGCATTTTTCACAAAAATAATATTTACAACCATAACTATTATCCCAATTAATTTCTTTTTCACAAAAATAGCATTTCATTTTTATCACCTCTTACATTATAAGTATATCATAAGTAGTATAATAAGTCAATAAAAAAAATGTAATTTTTTCATTTTTTTACTTGACACTTTTAGGAATGTAAAGTTTTGTTAATAGTACAAATGTTCAATGTAAAAAAGTGTAAATTGACACAATTTGACACATTGCGGCGCTTCCCTATTTAAACAGCCGGAAACGCGCCGCTTTACATGTCAATTGACATGTAAAATAAAGGGTTGCCGCAATTAAAAAAGTGTCAATTGACACTTTTATTTTACGCAACTACAATATTATATTTTAGTGCTTTTGCGTTTGCGTTTCTTCCACGCAATTTTTTATTAGTTTTACCTTTCTTTGCTAGGTTTTGTGCAGTTCTCATAAATTGTGCGGCGTTCTTATCAACTACCACCTTTTGTACTACATTTTTTCTTTTTGCCATTGTAATCACTCTCCTTTTCTTATTTACAATATTATTATAGCATACTTGAAATTATTAGTCAATAGTTTTTTAAAATATTTGTTGTAAAATATATAAAGTAATAGGTATTGTTGTAGGTCTTAACCAAAAACCAATAAAATCTCCAACAAATTTAGAAATGTTTTCAATTTTTTGTTTTTTTATTTGATATTCTTGTTCTTGAGTTTTTAACCATAATTCAAATTCATTTTCCATACCATTCACCTCTTTTATATTATAAGTATATCACTTTTAAAATTATTTGTCAATAGTTTTTTAATTAGTTATTCAATTTTTAAAATTGAATAACTAATTTTTCACAACCAAACTTTTCAACTACTAATTGATTAAGGGCTTGGATAGTCATATCTTTATTAATTCCACCCATAACCAATATGTAATCAGCATTATTCATATCACTTTTGTGAATATTCTTTGCGGCAATACTCATAGTTCCATTGTAATCTTTTTGTAAATATAATATCATTTCAATTCCCTCTTTCTTTCATTTCTTACATTATAATTATCTCATATTATTAATTATTTGTCAATAGTTTTTTTATTTTTTGTTGAGTTAGTTGACTAATCAACTAACTCAACTTCTTCTATCCAAAAGTCCACTCTTTCAGGGAAGCAACAATTAATACTTTCTAAGAAATCTTTATCTTGTTTTAATTCTTCTATTGCTTTATTTGCTTGTCTTTTTGAAGAGTAGCAATATTTAAAAGTAAATTCTTCATAATCTTCATACTCTTCTCCATTATCATATTTTACTAAATAGATTTTTTTCATTTTAATTACCTCTCTTTCTTACATTATAAGTATATCATAGTATAGGTATTAAGTCAACACTTTTTTTAAAAATTTTTTACTTTGTGTATTTTTGGAAGTTCTTGATAAAATGTTTCTCTATCAACAATTTCATTATTACAAAAGTAAACATAATGAGTAGAAACTTGAACGATAAAAAAACCCTTTCCATAATCACTTATCCAATTTTTTATTTGTAATCTTTTTAATAAATCTTTTACCATTTCTTTATTCATAAAATATTCTCTTCCTTTCTTACATTATAATTATCTCATACTATAAGAAAAAAGTCAATACTTTTTTTTAATTTTTTTAATGTGCGGCAACGCACCCTCATGTATCATAAGTTGCACTTTATACATTTTGGGAGTGTAAAGTGTAAATTGACAGTTGACATTTGGTTGACAAAAACTTGACATGTAAATTTACATGTCAATCGCGGCGCAGGTGGTGTCAGACTACCGTAGGCGCGCCGCTTTACACTTTACATGTAAACTGTCAAATGTTAAAAAGTGTAAAGTTTACATACTTTACACTAATTGCATATAATAATTGTAAAATTCAGTTACGCCACCAACCCAATATTGATTTAAATTATTAGGGTCATTTATTGCACCAATAGGACAATACTTAGCACCGATTTCCGCAATTTCATTAAGTCCCATATCAAAGTAATAAGTTTTTACTATTCTAATAAAGTCATTAAGTCCTTCTTCATATGTTGTATATCTTTTGATTTCACTTGCACCATTACACATTATTCCACCAAAATTATTTTTATCATTAAATGCTTTACTAGTCCAATTACCTGTTTCATGTCTTGATATACTTACTAATAATATTGCTTGTTCTTTTGTTAAACCATTTTCTATTGCTTTATTATATATATTATTTGCATTATCATTTTGTAAATCTATTACTTTATTTTCTTCTATTTTTTCAGTAATATTATTACTTGTTTGTGTTTCTATTGTAATTGTTTGTATATTTTCTTTATAAATAACTTTTTCAATTACCTTTGGTTTGTATATATATAATACACTTAATATAATCATTGTATATATAATACTTACTTTTAATATTTTTGGTAATTTATTATATAATTTAATTGTTATTTTATTAATGTTTTTAATAAATAAATAAATCATTGTAATAGTTCCAATTAAACTATATAATATAGTTCTTACATACTCTTTAAAATAATTTATATATCTTTTCTTTTTATTCTTTTTAATTCTTGTCATATCAATACCTCTTTATTAAGAGAACCTTTAAAGGTTCTCTTAAAATACCTCATTTGCATAACTTGATTTAATTAATCTATCAATTTGTTTTAATTCTTTTTTATATTCTTTATACATTTTATTTGTATCTTTTTCTAATGTATTCATATTTAATTCTATTGTTAAAATATAATCTTTTAATTGTTTTTTATAATTCTTTAATTCTTTAATATTATTCTTTTTCATAATTTATACCTCTTTCATTTTTTTTTATTATTTACTTGAAAGAGTTTTTCAACTCTTTCAAGTATTAGTTTTTTGTTTTTACTTTTCTTCGTTGTTTTCACTCATGTTGTCAATTATCATTTGAATAATTTCTTCCATTTTATTCACTCTCTCTTTCTTTTTCTATTTTTTCAATTCTTTGATAAAGTTCTTCGATTTGGTAATACTCATTTTCTTTATCATCATCATTAAAATTATTTTCTTCCATTTCTTTGTAAACTTTTCTTTGTAATTCATAAAGTCCTTTTCTAATCAATTCTAATTCTTTATTATTTAATTCTTTCATTTTAATTCCTTCTTTCTTTATTTATTTACAATTTAATTATAAACCTTTATTAGTTAATTGTCAATACTTTTTTAAAAATTTTTTTATTTTTTTTTATTTTCTTGTAAAGTAGATTTATTTATCTACTTTACAAGAAAAGTACTTGTCACCTTGATTAGTATAGTTTGTAATAACATTATCTTTTCCATTACAACGGTCTATTGCTTTTTTGTATTCATTATTACTCATTTTATTTAATACTAAAATACAAATTACAATTCCTACTATACATAATACTTGGTAAAATTTTTCTTTCATTTTCTTTCCCTCTTTTCCTCTCTCATTGTACTTTAATTATACACCCATTCTAAAATAATGTCAATAGTTTTTCAAAAAATAATTATAAATTTTTTTAATAGTGTAAAGTATTTATTATAAAAATAATTTATAACAAAAAAATGCTTCTAATCGATTAGAAGCAAAAATTTTTTAATAAATAGAGAGAGGGTTGCAACTCTACCTGGCGTTTCTTCTTAGTCAACTCTACGGGGCGTACCTTTTAGGAAAAAATGAAACGCCAGGACGCGTTGCCCCTTTGTCACGACACTACTCTCTCCAAAATATTTTTCCATTTCTAACCACGATCTTTTTATGAAAAACTCATCTTCCTCTTTCACTTAAATTCCATTTCTAAATATACGCAAGCACGCTTTAGACTCCGTTATCGAAGCCCGCCGCTAATATCTTCCTTTTTCAATTCTTTTTTTATAATCTTTTGGTTTTGCTTTTGATCCTGTTACCACATTTATCATTTCATAAATACTCCTTTTTACTATTTTTTCAGGTTTTGGTAATAATCTTTCAGGTAATCTAAACTTTCTTTTACTCATATTGCACCCAACCTCTTTTAGGTATCATCTTCTCAAAATAAATATAATTACAATCTTCCATAACTATTTGATAACCTCTAACACTCAAATAAGCATTTATCTCATCTTCATATTCATTATAAAAATCTTTATTTAAATATAAGCTAGTTGGTTTTCCAATCAATAACCTATCTATTTCATATTTCCATGCGGAAGCATCGCTATGTCCGGACGTATCTACCTCATCAGATTCCTTACCGGCGTCGCCGCATTCAAATACATATTTTTTACTTTTATTATCATAAGTTACATACAAAGGTGGATCATCATTTTTTAATATCAATTCTTTATCTATCTCAACTCTTGTTAAACCTAAACTTATCATTAAAACATAAACACTTTTTATTAATTCATCACTCATTATAACACTTCCTTTTTTATTTTTCTATAATAATTATATTAAAAATTTTAATCAAAATCAATTAATCTTTTTAAATCACGCTTGACCATCAAAAAATTTTGTGATATAATTATACTATAAGAGAGATTAAGAAAGGAGATGCTTAATACGGAAACTAAAAAATTAGATTATACATTAAAAGATGCGGCAGCTCGTCAGGAATTCGTAACCGAGCTTTTACCCACTTTAACGAAAGAACAATTAAATAGTAAAAAATATATGGAAATATTGGCTGATTATATTGTTTCCGCAATGACTCCAGAAGAAAAAAAAGAAAAATTAATCTTAACTGACAATAGACTAGTAACTGTAAATAAAAGAGAAACTTCATTTCAAAGTCTTGTTGATAAATTTGAAAATGGCGAAGATGGTCTTTGAAATTTAATGATAGAAAATGATAAAAATGTATTATTAACTCATAAAAAAGAAATAACTAAAAAAGATTTAGAAGAAATAAAAGATTTAAATGATTTAAAAGAAAGTATTGCAATAATAGAAAAAATGGAAAAGGCGGCAACCGGTAAGAAAAAATTTAAGTTAAAAAAATGATTAATTGAAATGCATCAAGAACAATATATTATAAAAGATGCTTACCGCAATGCGGTAACACCTACTTCCGCAGCAATTAAAAATTTAACAAAAGCAAGATTAAATGAAGAAATAACTATAGATGAAGATGGTGAACCTCATAGTAATTGTTTAATAGATTTATTTAACCCAACTCATATTAGTGCATTACTATGTAATTATTCTGCACTTAAAGAAGATTGTTGAGGTAATTTTTCTTGAGACTTTTGGTATTTAATGGAAGACTTAGATGTTTTAGTAGATGACACATTAAGAGAAAAATATCCATTATATTATAAATTATTAATTTATAAAATAGATGGTAGAAGTAATGCAGAAATCCAAGAAGCATTAAACGATGAATTTGGTATTACTTATACTGTCGAATATTTATCTTCTTTATGGCGTAATAAAATACCTAAATTAATTGCGGAAAAAGCTAAAGAAAATTATTTAATTTGATATTATACTTATAAAGAATATGGTAAATGAAAAAGATGTTCTAAATGTGGTCAAGTCAAATTAGCTCATAACAGATTTTTTTCAAAAAATAACACTTCTAAAGACCATTTTTACAGTATATGTAAAGAATGTAGAAACAAGAAGAATAAAGAAGGTGTTAATTAATGGCTACTAAATACTGTCCAAAATGTAATAAAACTATGGATGCTGATACTAAATTTTATCAAAAACGTAATGGGGAAAAAACTGATTTATGTAAAGAATGTTTAACTATGCATATTGATAATTTTAATCCTGATACTTATGTATGAATATTAAAAGATTTAGATTTCCCTTATGTTCCAGAAGAATGAGATGTTATTAGAAATAGAGCTTTTGAAACTGCAAGACAAAAAGGAAAAGAATTAAATGGAATGTCTGTTTTTGGTAAATATTTGGCGAAAATGCGTATTAAACAATTTTTAGGCAAAGGTTGAGCTGATTCAGAGAAGATACAAGAAGAATATGAAACCAGAAGAAAACAGAATGCAGCGGCTAAGGAACAACATGAAGCTATTCTAAAAGGTCAGTTCGAGAATGGAGAAATAACTGAAGCTCAATATAGAACTTTAATGAGTGTTGAAGAACAAGCTAAAGAGTATGCGGCAGCCCCTGTGGTAGCTCCAGAAGAGGTTGAGAATCCTTATGGTGATGGAAGTTCATTTATGGACGATGCTGCAATTAAAAGTCTTGGTGCAGACTTGACTGAAGAAGATAAAACTTATTTATTAATGAAATGAGGTAAATATTATCATCCTTGAGAGTGAGTTGAATTAGAAAAGAAATATAATGAAATGATGCAATCATTTGATATTCAAGATGCTGATACAATGAATACGCTTATTCTTATTTGTAAAACTGATTTAAAAATGAATCAAGCTCTTGATACTGCAGATATTGAAGGATATCAAAAATTATCAAAGGTAAGTAATGATTTACGTAAATCTGCAAAATTCACTGCTGCTCAAAACAAAGAACAAAATGCAGATTTTGTAGATTCTATTGGTGAATTGGTTGCTTATTGTGAAAAAAATGGTGGAATTATTCCCAAATATGAAATTACAACGCCTCAAGATATAATAGATACTGTTATTCAAGATTTAAAAAATTATACAAAAGATTTAATTTATGAAGATAAATCATTAGCAAAACAAATCGAAGATTATTTAAAAAAGGTTGAAATTGCAAAACAAATGAAAATAGATTTAAAAGAAGCAAAAGAAGCTGGTTTAGATGCTGTTGAAATAAAAGATGAAGATTTAGTTGATTATGAAGATTCTTTACAAGAGCAAAGAGAACAAGATGCGGAAATGCTTAATGAAAGTCTTGGTGATGAATAATGGCACTTAAAGATTTGTTAGAGTTATCAGAATCTAGAGGGTTGTTTGGTAGAAAACAAGGAATGTCTCAAGAGCGATTAGATGCGCAAATGGATAATTTAAGAAAAAAGATTGCTTTTTATAGAGAATATCCTGATTTGTTTGTTGATGATATAAAAGGTCCAGATTGCACTTTTAAATTTTATTTTTATCAACGTGTATTTTTACGTATAGTAATGCGACATAGATATGTTTATGCCACATTTCCGCGTGCTTATTCTAAATCATTTTTATCTATGATGGCTTTAATGATTAGATGTATATTATATCCTAATTCACATTTGTTTGTAACCACAGGTGGAAAGGAACAGGCGGCAAGTATTACAGTTGCAAAAATTGAAGAAATATGTCATCTTATTCCTGCTCTTGAAGGAGAAATAAATTGGGAAAGAGGAGTTTCTAAAAAATCAAAAAATGATGTTAAATATATATTTAAAAATGGTTCTGTTATAGATATACTTGCGGCGACCGAAAGATCACGTGGTCAACGTCGTACTGGTGGTGTAATGGAAGAGTGTGTTTCTATTGATCAAACTATGCTTAATGAAGTTATTATTCCAACTACCAACGTCGATAGACGACTTCCAGATGGAAGTAGAGATCCTAATGAGGTTGTTAACAAATCACAAGTTTATATTACTACAGCAGGTTGAAAAAATTCATTTGCTTTTTCTAAATTAATTGAACTTTTAATACGTTCAATACTAGATCCAAATGAAGTAATGATTATGGGTGGTACTTATGAAACACCTGTAAAAGAAGGATTATTAAATGAAGATTTTGTAGATGAATTAAAACTAAGTGGCACCTATCAAGAAGATTCATTTGATAGAGAATATCGAAGTAAATGAAGTGGAGATGTAGAAAATGCTTTTTATTCATCTGAAGAATTTGATAAGCATAGAGTTTTACTTCAACCCGAATATGAATTTAGTGGCAGAAGTTCAAAAAATGCATATTATGTTCTTGGAGTGGATGTTGGACGTACAGGATGTACTACTGAAGTGTGTGTTTTTAAAGTAACACCTCAACCACAAGGAACTGCTTTAAAAAGTTTAGTTAATGTATATACTTATGATGCAGAACATTTTGAAAAACAAGCTATTAATATAAAGAAACTTTATTATAAATATAAAGCAAGAATAGTATCAATCGATGCTAATGGTCTTGGTGTGGGTCTTGTAGATTTTATGACTGTTGCACAGACAGATCCTGAATCTGGAGATGTATTACCTGCATTTGGAGTTGAAGGCGGAACCGCAGAAGATGTTATGGATCAGTATAAAAAGGTTAAAGGTCCAGATGTTGAAGAAAATGCTTTATATTTAATCAAAGCAAATGCACCTATTAACACAGAAGCATATGCTTATACAAGAAATCAAATGTCTAGTGGTAAGGTTAAATTTTTAATAGATGAACAACAAGCAAAAATAAAATTAATGGATACAAAAGTTGGTCAAAATATGAGTCCAGATAAAAGAAATGAATATTTACAACCTTTCCAATTAACTTCAATACTAAAGGCGCAAATGCTTAATTTAGTTGAAGAGACTCAAGGTGTTAATATTATTTTAAAACAATCTAATAAAGGAATTAAGAAAGATAAATTTTCTGCTTTTATCTATGGTTTATATTATATAAAACAAGAAGAAGATAAAAAGAAAAAAAGAAAAGGAAGAAGTATTGCTGATATGTTATTTTACAGTGGTAATTAATTTTGGGCAAAGTTAAAATATTTTATTTAATTAATATTAATATAAATATAGAAATATTTTAATGATATACAATTTATAAGGAGGAAAAATGAGAGCTAGTAGAGGAGAAATAAAGATTGAAGAAGTTCTTCGAAATGCCGGAATGATTTTTGAACAAGAATATTCTTTTCCAGACTTGGTTAGCTCAAGTGGACACCCTTTAAGATTTGATTTTGCAGTATTTGACGATGAATATCATTTAATGTTTTTAATTGAATATCAAGGAATACAACATTATGAACCTAAAAGTAAATTTGGTGGTTATACTGGTTTGCGCAAGCAACAATTTCATGATATGCAAAAAAGAGAATATTGTCAAAAACATAATATTATTTTAATTGAAATACCTTATACTGTTGAGGGTAGAATTGATTATGATTTTATTATGAATTTGTATTATTCAAAAGGCGGATACTAATTCATTAAAATAAAAGAAAAGCGAGGTGTCTATCTTGATTAATAGAAAAGAAGAAATTAAGAAAAAAGGTTTTCATATATCTTTTAAAGATAGTACTCCAGAGGTTGAAGAATCTCAAAATAATTTTGTTCCAGTTGATTTTACAAAAATTAAAGTTGGAGCAAAAACATTAGAAGATGCTACTTTAGATTTAGGTGACTATAAAAAAATAGATAAAAGATTAGCAAGAAAAGAAGCAGTTTTAAAATCAATATATGATAAAAACTGTACAGAAATGCGTGCTATATCTAATTTTTATTTCGAAACAAGTGGAATTTATTCAAGATTATGTAAATATATGGCTTATATGTATAGATATGATTGAATGGTAACTCCTTATATAAATGAACAAAAAGATAAGGATAAAGAAAATACAAAAGCTAAAAAAGTTGAAGATAATGTTTTACAAGATTTTTATAAGGTATTATTTTATTTAGATAATTCTGATTTAAAAAGATTATTTGGAAAAATTGCATTAAAAGTTGTTAGAGATGGATGCTTTTATGGTTATACTATTCAAGGAAATAAAAGAATTGCAATTCAAGAACTTCCACTTCTTTATTGTCGTTCTAGATTTGAAGTAAACAATCGTCCAGTAGTAGAATTTAACATGAAATATTTTGATATAATGTTTAAAGATGCTGGTCAAAAACAAAAGATATTAAAGGTTTTTGGTTCTGATTTTGAAAAAGGATATAAATTATATAAACAAGGTAAATTACCACCTTTATTTGTTGGAGATACTGAAGGATGATATGTATTAGACCCTGGTCGTGCTATAAAATTTAATGTAAATGGAGAAGATACTCCAATGTTTATGGCGGTAATACCTGCTATAATTGATTTAGATGAAGCTAAAGATTTGGACAAGAGAAAAATGGCTCAAGAGCTATTAAAAATTATTATTCAAAAGATGCCATTAGATAAAAATGGTGATTTAGTATTTGATGTTGATGAAGCTAGAGAATTACATAATAATGCAGTTAATATGTTAAGAAAAGCAATTGGTATTGATGTGTTAACTACATTTGCGGACGTCGATGTTGCCGATATGAGTGATAACCGCACAACTGCAGCTTCAGATGATCTCCAAAGAGTTGAGAGATCTGTATATAATGAAGCAGGAGTTTCTCAAATGCAATTCAATACAGATGGTAATATTGCTCTTGAAAAATCAATTTTAAATGATGTTGCTTCATTCTATGATTTAATTTTACAATTTCAAGCATTTATGAATGATATTATTGAAAAATATAATAAAAAACCTAAAAAATATTATTATAGAGCTCAAATCTTGACAACAACAATTTACAATTATCAAGATATGGCTAAATTATATAAAGAACAAATGCAAGTTGGTTTCAGTAAAATGTTGCCGCAAATTGCACTTGGTCAAACTCAAAGTACAATATTAGCAAATGCTTACTTTGAAAATGAAATCTTAGATTTAGTTAATGTATTTATACCTCCTATGATGTCTAGTACAATGAATAGTGATGTATTAAATAGATTAAATAATCAAAATAAACAAGAAAAAGAACAATCTGACAGTACAGGTGGTAGACCTGAAAAAGCAGATGATGAAAAGTCTGAAAAAACAATAATGAATGAAGAGAGTCAATCTTAATAAAAAATCGGACAAAATAAGAAAAATGATTAAACACTTTATTTATATAATAATAAGTGGAATATTAAGAAAGGATAGGTAGTTATATGATGCATCAATCAATTGCAACTATAGACTCTCCTGAGTTTATCAATCTACAACCTTTAGAGATTAACCCACTAATGAGCAGCTGTGAAATAAAAGTTTTATATCTAGGTGAAAATAGAAACCATAGTTATATAACTAAAGAAGTTGCGACAGAAATGGCAAAAACTCTACGTGGAGCGCCTATTGTTGGATATTACAAAGATGAAAAAGAAGATTTTAGAGACCATGGTGAAAAATTAATTATTGATGATGAAGGTATTAAATTTGAGTGTTTAACTAAACCTTATGGTTTCGTAGCTCCAGATGCCAAAGTATGGTTTCAAAAATTTGAAGATACCGATGAGTTTGGTAACAAGATAAATAGAGAATATCTTATGACCACTGGGTATCTATGGACAGGTCAATTTGAAGAAGCTAAATTAGCTATTGATGAAGGTCGTCCTCAATCAATGGAGTTAGATGAGCAAACTTTAGATGGACATTGGTCAACAAATAATAATACAGGTATGGACTTTTTCATAATAAATGATGCTATCTTTTCAAAATTATGCATTCTTGGAGAAGATGTTGAACCTTGCTTCGAAGGAGCTCGCATTACCGCACCAGAAGTAAGTAAAACATTTACAAAAATGGATGATAATTTTAAAAGAACATTATTTACTATGATGCAAGATTTACAATCTGTATTAAAAGGAGGATACAAAATGGAACTAGAAGATCAAAATGTTGAAACTGAAGTTACTACTGCTATTGAAGAAGAAGTAACTAATGTAGAAGAAGAATCTGTTGAAACTCCTGAAAATGAAACTGAAGCTCCTGAGGAAGAAGCTAAAGAAGAACAAGAAGAAGTTGCTGCAGAAGAAACTGATATTTCCATTGAAGCTACTCAAGAAGAAAAAGCAGAAAATGAAGAAGAATTAATTGACACTGAAGACACAGAAGAAAACGCTAGTGAAGAAAATGTAGAAGAAGATTATGCTTTAATAAAGAGTGAAAATGAAGAATTAAAAACAAAATTTGCGGAAATGGAAGCAAAATATCAAGAGTTAGTAGCATTTAAAGAAGCTGTAGATAATAAAGAAAAAGACGCTTTAATCGATAGTTTCTATATGTTATCTGACGAAGATAAAAAGGACGTTATTGAAAATAAATCAAACTATTCTCTAGATGAGATTGAAGCAAAATTATCAGTAATTTGTGTTAGAAAAAAGGTTAATTTTGATTTAGATAATTCATCAAAAAGTGAAGATAAAGTAGAAACAGAAGATAAAGAAGAAGTTGCTACAACTTATACTTTAGAAGAAACTGATTCTACTATTGTTCCTGAGTTTATACAAGCTTTAAGAAATAATAGAGATAGTAAAGAATAATTTTAATAAGGAGGATATAAAACCATGAAAATTACAAGAAAAGGTTTTGGTCAAGTTGAACCTAATCATTTATCTGCACAAAGAAATGGACAAATTTATGCTCAATTACCATTAGATAGTGAATACACAGGTGTTCTTGAAAATGGTCAATTCATGAAATATGATTATGAAAATGGTAAGGTTGGTTTAACTGGAGACATTGATGAATATTTCTTAGTTTATAACGAAGTTAAAGTTTATGATGAAAGAGATTCTTATAAAGATTTCGCTATGAAAAAAGAAAATTATGTTGGTGGAGAAATTTATCCAAGATTATTCAAAACTAATATTGGAGATATCTACACAACAAACTGTGTTGGTTTAGCTAACACTGATAAAAATGCTAGTGTTACTTATAATACTGAATTATCTCTTGGAGATAAATTAGAAGTAGATACTAGTACAGGATATTTAGTAAAAAATAATGGAAGTACTGCAAATATGATTTGGCAAGTTGTAAAAACTTATACTATGCCAGATGGACAAGATGCTGTAAAAATTCAAAGAATAAAATAGTTTAAGGAGGATTTATAATTATGGAATTTAAAGATTTATCTAAATTAGCAAAACTTGCTAGTACTGTAAAACCTTCTTCTACTTATTCTTTCGGTGAAGAAACTTACACTGCTAAAGAAATTAATGAAACATTAAGAAAAGAATTAAACAGTATTGCTGGAGCTAATTATCATTTATATGAACAAAACAAACATACAATCTTCGCTTTAATCGAAGAAACAATCGACGATGTTCTTCCTCAAAGAGTTTTAGAAGAATATGGTCAATTTGCTGAAATTAAACAAGTTGCTCAAGGTGACAAAGCTATTTTCAGACAAAAAGTAACTGCTGCTTCAAGAAGAAGAGCAAAACAATTCATTACAAAAGTTGGTTTAGCAGGCGTTTATGAAGTATTTAAATTAGATGGTAAAAGTTATGAATTACCAGTAACTGCATTCGGTGGCGCTGCTCAAATCTCTATCGAAGAATTCTTAGATGGTAGATTAGATTGGAATGAATTAGTAGAAATCGTTATGGAAGGTTTAGATGAAGCTATTTATTTAGAAATAGAAAAAGCTTTAATCGGAGCTGTTGATGAATTAGGAGAATATAATAAATATGCAGGTATCGGATTTAATGAACAAGCTATGGATAGCTTAATTGCTGTAGCTGATAGTTATGGAAGATCTACTATTTATTGTACATTCGAATTCGCAGCTACTATGATTCCTAGTGATAGTAGAATGTCTGATGCTATGAAAGATAGAATTTGGAACAATGGTCTTTTAGGAACTTATAAAGGACATAATGTTATCGTATTAAATCAATCATTAGTAGATGAAACTAATTCTAGAAAAGTTATTGATCCAGCTTATGCATGGATTATCCCAGCTGGAGCAAATGAAAAACCAGTTAAAATTGCTTTCGAAGGTCAAACATTAGTTGATGATAGAAAGAATGATGATTGGTCTAAAGAAATTCAAGTTTACAAAAAACTTGGAGTTGGTGCTTTAATTACTAATAATATCTGTGTTTATAGAAATGCAGCATTAACAAAAGATGTAGTAATCCCAGCTAGTTCAATTTAATTTTAAAAATATAACTTGGGAAGGTTAAAAATTTCTTATAATAGAGATATTTTTACCTTCCCATTTTTTTATTAGGAGAGAAAAGGAGTTTTATATATGAGAGAAATAGACAATAAAGAAATTATTAAAGTTACTAACAGATTTAATGGTTCTGTTGGTTATACAATTAGAGATTTAAATAATCTATCTAGAGTGTTTAGTCCAAATGAAACAAAAGAAATTACAATGGAAGAGTTAAGAAAATTATCTTGGGAAACAGGCGGCCGCACTTTAATTAACGATTATTTAATTATTCAAGATGAAGACGCTTTAAAAGAAATTTTAGGTAGTCCTGAACCTGAATATTATTATACAGAAGAAGATGTAAAAGATTTATTATTAAATAAATCATTAGATGCTTTAAAAGATTGTTTAGATTTTGCCCCAAGAGGAACAATTGATTTAGTTAAAAAATTAGCAGTTGAATTACCTTTAAATGATGTGGCTAAAAGACAAGCTATTTTAGAAATGACTGGATTTAATGTTACTTCTGCAATTGAAATCAATGAAGCAACAAAAGAAGAGCAACCTGTAAATAATACAGGATTTAGAAGAATAGATAGTAAGCCTGAAAAAGAACCAGAAAAACCTACTGGAAGAAGAGTAGCTGTTGTTAACGATAATAAATATAAAGTTGTTAATAAATAAAAAATAGGAGGTGTGAATATGGAAAATACAACACCTTTTTCTGTTGTTTATGATAGTTTTTTATCTAAAATCACTGAAGATATGTATATGGAATTAAATGAAAAAGATACATTTAACTTATTAGAAGAATTACTTATGTCTGCTATACATAAATTTGAATTTCCTAGAATTAATATTTTTGATTATGTAGCTAAAAAAGATTTAGATAAAAAAGCTGCTAAAAAACTTGATATAGGATATTTTAATTGTGAATTAAATGATGAAGAAGTTAATATTTTAGCTACTTATATGGTAGTAGAATGATTAGGACAACAACTTGCAACAGTTGAAAATACTAGAATGAAATATAGCGGAAGTGATTTTAAATTTACTTCACAAGCAAATCATATGAGTAAAATACTATCATTAAAGAAAGATTATGAAAGAGAAGGTTTTCATCTTCAAAGATTATATAAAAGAAGATTAAAAGATGAAGATGGAATTATGCGCTCAACTTTTGGAAGTATAATGGAAGAATCTCCTGAGGGAAGAGAGGTTCAAACAATATGGAAATAAGTACTGGAGCAAATATAAAAAATGAAGCTATTATTGAAAATCTTAAAAAATTAACTAATCAAATATTTAAATTATTACCTGATTGAGAAGAGGCTCTAGATTGACAAACCCCATTAGGAACTATTATAGAAGAATTATCTGGAATGGATGAATTGTTAACAAATTATCATGAAAAATTATTTTCTTTATTATGCAAACTAAAAGGTCTTTATGATTATAAAGAAAATAATGAAAGAGATGATTTTTCTGATTATCGAAGAACTATATTTGAATGTCTAAATATTTTATCTAGTATCAAAAATGAGGTTGAACAATGTCAGGATTAGATAATTTAGGGCTTAGATTACAATATACTGGCGGCAACCGTCAAATAGATAGAATGAATGAAGATAAATTAAAAAGTTTGAAAAAAGCTCTTCTATATTCTTATCAAAGTGCAACTGCAATTTTAGCAGATGGTAGAGAATTTAGATGTTTAATTAATCCAGATAAGTTGAAAAATGTTTATGATGATAAAATTATTTCAATTCCTTTTAAAGATATCTGTTTAAATAAAGATAGAATTGGTAAAACAACAAATGGAATTGAAGATATAGGTATGAAGCCAGGTGATATATTTACATGGAAAGAAAATGAAACAGATTGATTAGTTTTTTTACAAAGATTTGAAGAAACTGCATATTTTAGGGCGGAAATCCGTAGATGTAAATATACAGTTACAATAGATGACACTGAATACAAGTGTTATGCGGCAAGACCTTCACTTAATGAAATTGATTGAAGAGAACAAAAAGAGAAAGCTTGAAATGATATAGATTATACATTACAAATGTATATAACAAAAGATGAAAAAACTGAAGCATTTTTTCATAGGTTCGCAATTATAAAAGTAAATGGTCAACCTTGAGAGGTACAAAGTGTAGATAGTATGAGTTCAGATGGTATCATTCTTGTATATTTAAAAGAATGATATAATAATAGTATCCAAGAGGCTAAAGATGCAGAAGATGCGAAAATCGCACCTGAGGATGATATAGACGCAAATGATCCTGTAATAATCGGCCCTGCCGCAGTTTATCCATATGATAAAAAATCTTATACTATTGAAAATGCTGAAGGTGGACAATGGGTTATAGGTAGTCAAAAAGCAAAAATAATAGACCAAGATGAAACAATGGTTAAGATTGAAATAGTTTCAGGTCGTAGTGGTAATTTTGAGTTAAAATATGTAAGAGATGGTGAAGACGATATCATTTTGCCTATTGAAATAAAATCATTATAGGAGTTAAAGGAGAGTAAATATGAGAAGAGATGTTATTAGCACAGTTCCATTAAAATCATCTTTCTTATCTTTTGAAAAAGATGTAGAAACTATATTAAAAGCATTGTTTGTTCAAAGCCAACCTCACAGTGATGGATTAAAAAGATTGCTAGTATTAAATACAAGAGACTGTTTAGATAGTACAACAAGTCAAGTATATAAAAACATCCTTGATAATATAACATTAGCAACATTAATTCAAGATGGATATATTAGATTAAATCCTAAAATGAGAATGCCTGAGCATGAAGAGGTCAAGTCTTATATAATTATTTCTATGGATAATTTTGTTCCTACTACAAATCCTCAATATAGAGATTGTACTTTAACTTTTGATATTATTTGTCATATTGATTATTGAGATATTGGAAATTATAGACAAAGACCAATTAAAATTGCAGGATATTTAGATGGCTTATTAAATAATGCTAAATTAAGTGGAATTGGTGAATTACAATTTTTAGGAATGAATGAGCTTATTCTTAATGAAGATTTAGCTGGTTATACTCTTATGTATAGAGCTACCCATGGAAATGATGATCGTTTACCTCCATCAGATTTAAATTAGATGGATAATGAGTTGTTATATCTATCAGGTAATGATATTCCTTTTACAGAAGCTCAAGTTACTATACATCAACCTACAATAAAAGAGATCGCATATATTGGGGAGGAAGCATTCTTTATTGGATGTGAATTAATTAATTTTTCTAAAAATAATTTAACAGAAGAGGACAAATTAAATTTAGAAGATAAGACAGATTTTGATATATTAATAGCAATACTAAGAGAGCGTAATGCGGTAATGCAAAGAAATAGGAATTGCGTAGAAATGGTTCTAGCATTGGTTTTTCCTGAATATTCTTTTGATTTTACAAACAAAGAAATTTTATTAAAGAAAAATGATGAAGCTTATTCTATAAATAATAAGAATTTTGAACAATTCAAAAGTATATTTAATAAAATGTTTGATTATAAAAAGAGTATAGAAGATAGTTATAATCCTGCGGGAGATATGGCGAAAAGAATTGCTAATAAATTGAAAGAACGTCATCAAAGATTAGCACAAGAAAAACATGAACAAAAGAAAATTGATGTTTTTGGTAGATACATTTCTATTTTAACTGTAGGAGAGCGTAAAGATATGAATTCTTTAATGCAATATACAGTATATCAATTAAATGATGAGTTTACTCGTTATGAATTGAAAAATAGTTATGATATTCATTTAAAAGCTCAATTAGCTGGAGCCAAGGATTTAAAGGAAGCTGAAGACTGAATGAAAGATATTCATTCATAGTTTATTAAAATTTTTTAAGGAGGATTATAGATATGAAGTTCGGAGTTCGTGAGATTACAGACGTAGTTTTTAAAGCTAAAGCTGATACTAAAATCGGATCAACTACATTTAAAGCTGGACAACCAGTATTATATATCGATACAGCTAAAACTTCTACAGTTGAAGGTGCTGCTACTACTGTATATGCTACAGGTGGTAAAGGTAATACAAGATTAATCGCTTGGGAAGGTGAAAGAACTTTAACATTTACAGTTGAAGATGCTTTATTATCTCCAATTGGTTTCTCTATTTTATCTGGAGCTGGATTATTTAAAGCTAATGATAAAAATGTTCATGTTCACATGACTGCTAATGCATATGTAAGTACTAATGGTACTATTGATCTAACTGATTCTTTAGCAGCTAGTGAAAATATTGATGGTACTGCACCAGTATTTGTTATGACAACTGAAGCAGATGGTTCATTAAAAGGTGAATTATTAACTGGTTTAACAGTTAATGGAAAAACTATTACAGGAGCTACTAGTGCAGCAGGTAAAACTGTATTTGTAGATTTCTATGTTGTTAAGAGTGCTGCTAATGTATCTGAATTAACAATTGATGCAGGACATTTTGCAGGAAATTATTATGTTGAAGCTAGTACATTAGTTAGAAGAGAAGCTGATGGTGTTGATATGCCAACTGAAATTACATTACCAAATGTTAAAATCCAATCTAACTTTACATTCAATATGGCTGCAACAGGAGATCCAAGTACATTCTCATTCACAATGGATGCATTCCCTGGATTCACTACTTTCGATAGAACACGTAAAGTATTAATGGTTATGCAAATTGTTGAAGATGCTACTGCAGGTGCTGAAACTGTAAATTCAGTAATGGGACATCCAGCAGGATTTGAAATTGAAATAACTGAAAACGATTCAACAAATGAATCTGGAGAACCAGCAAGTATTTAATATTAATAAAAGAGAGGGCGGCAACGGCCTCTCTTTTTTGTTTATTAGGAGTTGATAATTATGGGTAGTGCAATTGGAAATTATGTGCATTTACTTGGAAAAAATTATGAAAAATCTGGAACTTCTATGTATGGTACTGAAGGTGGAATGAGCCTTTCAACAGCGATTGCCGCACAACATGAATTAATACAAAATAAAATTCAAGAATATGAACAAATCAACAATCTTTCTTTATATAGACTACAAAATAAGATAAATAAATTGATTAAATTAATGGGTTCTAATGAATCTAGTAATAATAAAGGTTTAAGTGGAGAGCAAGTTAGACAATTTTTAGAGCAAGTTATGAATGAAGAATTTGATAATTTACAAACATTAGATTTTAAAACTGGTTCTGTTAAAGAAACTGGTGGTAAAGGAAGTAAAGATAGAGGAATATTTAAAGATCCTAGCAAATATAAAAATTGAAGAAAAGCACTTGTAGCAAGAGTTAATCAATTAAATAAAATATTACATGATTTAGAACAGCAGGCTAATGAAAATAACGATGGGGTTAAAATGGAAGAATATGGTGTAGCTATTGATAAATTATCAACACTTTTAAATGATACTTATCAAAAAACTTGAGAAAGCATATCTCAAACAGGTTTTAGAGTTAGCCAAAAGAAAACTCAAAATCTAATAAAAGAATTAAATGAATTAATTAAAACCTATGCAGCAATGCCTGCTATTAGTTTGCAAAATGGAACTTTTTTTGAAAATATACTTCAATTAATTCCTCAAATGGCAAATGATGAGGTTGATAAAGCTATATTTGAAGCTGCAGGAAAAGGACAGGATCAATTAAAAGTAAGTTATAATCAATCTGCTTTTGCTTCACAATTAAATGGTCAAAAAAAATTTGATGAAATGATTCAAACAGTTAAAACTTCTCAAGGTAAAATAGATGTAAGTTTTAAATGAGAAGAAAAAGATTTAAATATTTCTGCAAAAAATTTAGATATTAGTACAAAAGGATATAAGTATATATCTACAGTTACTGATAGTCCTTTAATTTATTTATTGCAAGATGCTAATCCAAGTTTTGTTAATCATTATTTAAATATATATAGTAATCATATCGATAAAAAAAGTATGAATTCTAATTTAGCAAGTCAAAAAAGTGCTATACAAGATGTCATGAGATTAACTCTTGCTTATAAAGGATTAACTGGAGATACTTATGGAAGACATGATTTTAAAACTAATGTATTTATAGTTAATGATTATACGGGTAAAAAAAGTAATAATATAAGAGTTATTTCTATTTATACCTTATTAAATAGAATGAATAAAACTAATTCTAGTGATTTGTTTGTAACTAATAATGTTTGAAATATGTATGCTAATAAAAAAGTTACTGGTTATCCAAGCACAGCAAAATGAGAAAGAATTGGAAAGATTATCCAAGAAATGCATGATAGAAAAATAAGAACATCTTTCCATAGTAAATTACTTGACATTCAATAAAAATTTTGATATAATATTATAAAGAAAGAGAAAAAAGGAGATGTAACAATGGAAAAGGTTACTTACGCAAGTTTAAAATTAAAAAATAAAATTGAAACTGAAAAATTTGATTTTAATGGTCATCAAATTGAAGTACTACAATATTTGCCTATTGAAGATAAATATAGTTTAATAAATATTACTTTACAAAAAGCAAAAGAAGGTAGTATTTACAATCCAGTTAAAATTGACCATTTTTTTCATTTAAATTTAATTTATATGTATAGTAATATTACTTTTACAGATAAGCAAAGAGAAGATGAAGCTAAATTATATGATATATTGGTTACTAATGGATTAAGAGATGCTATTATTAGTAAAATACCTGAAAGTGAATATGAAACATTATTTAGTTTTATGAACGATTTAATGGCAGATACTTTAAATTATAAAAATGGTATTAGTGGAGTTATTTCTGAGTTAGTTAATTCGTTACCAGAAAGAGCTGAAGAAATGCAAAAAATAGTTGATAATTTTGATAAGAACAAATTTCAAGAAGTAATTAATTTTGCTAAGGCGGCAAATGGTGGAAGAGATATTTAATTTAGCAAGGTCAAATTAAATTAATTTAAATCCCTTTTTATTGATATATCAATAATAAAAGGGATTTTTTATTTTGTAATAAAAATAAAAAAGGAGGAAAAGGATTATTATGGCTGATAGACAAATTAAATATGAAATTGATGTCGAGTTAAAAAGAGACTCTTTCGAAAAAATTAAAAAAAGTTTATTAGATTTAAATAAAACTTTAACAGGAAATATAAATAAAGCAAGTCCTATTCGAGATATGTATAATTTATTAGACAAGTCTTGAAATAAAAAATTGGATCAATTAGATTTAAGTAAAATTTACGGAGAAATAAATAAAAGTGGACAATCTTTATTAGATTTTAAAAAATCTTTAGAATCTATGGGACCTGCAGGGGCTCAAGCTTATAATGATTTTAGTCGAGCTGTTTTAAATACAAATTTACATCTTTCTGAAGGTAGTAAATTATTAGATAATATGGCAGATACTATGGCTAAGACTGTTAAGTGGGGTATTGCTTCTCGTATAATGAATAACATGGTTGGTTCAATAGAGAAAGCATGAAGTTTTAGTGTTAAATTAGATTCGTCATTAAATGATATTAGAATAGTTACTGGTAAAAGCGCAGATGAAATGGAGCGTTTTGCGGTAACAGCTAATAAAGCTGCAAAAGCATTAGGTGCTAGTACAAGAGATTATACAGAAGCATCTTTAATTTATTATCAACAAGGTTTAACAGATCAAGAGGCTCAAAGAAGGGCGGAAATCACTCTTAAAGCAGCTAATGTTACAGGTCAATCTGCACAAGAGGTATCTGAACAATTAACTGCAGTATGGAATGGTTATAATGTCGCTCTTGGAGAAACAGAAGAATATGTAGATAAATTAGCGGCAGTTGCTGCAAGTACAGCTGCTGATCTAGAAGAGTTATCTACTGGTATGAGCAAAGTAGCATCTGCTGCCGCAACTATGGGTGTAGACATTGACCAATTAAATGCTCAATTAGCTACTATTGTTTCTGTTACTAGACAAGCTCCTGAATCTGTTGGTACTGCTTTAAGAACAATTTATGCTCGTATGGGTGATATTAAAGCAGGACTTGATGAAGAAACCACTCTTGGTAATTATACATCTAAGATGGCTCAATTAGGAGTTAATGTTTTAGATGCGAATGGTAATTTAAGAGAAATGGGAGATGTTGTTGAAGAAATTGGTAATAAATGAAATGATTTAACTAATGAACAACAAGTCGCTCTTGCTCAAACAATGGCTGGTACTAGACAATATAATAATTTGTTAGCATTATTTAATAATTGAGATATGTACACAAAAGCTTTAAATACTTCTGCAAATGCTGCAGGTACTTTACAAAAACAACAAGATATTTATATGGAAAGTACTGAAGCTCATTTACAACAAATGAGAACCGAAGCAGAAAAAACATATGATATATTATTTGATACAAAAACAGTAAATAGTTTTATTGATGCTTTTACAGGACTTAATAGCGTATTTAATACGTTTTTAAAAGGTCTTGGCGGAGGAATGAATGATTTTGTTTATTTTGGTTCACTTTTAACCAATATCTTTAATAAACAAATTGCAGGTGGAATTGAAAATTCAATTCAAAAATTAAGAAACTTTAATGATAATAAAAAAACTATAGAGTTATTTGAGAACATAGTTAAAGAAGGTAAGGCTGGATATACAGATGAGAATGGCCAAATGATATATGATATTACTGAGGCTGAAGCTGCAGATTTTGAACGTGCCAGTCAACTATTAAAATTACAAAGAAGTATAAAAAACGAAGATTTTAATAGACTAAATACTTTAAGACAACAAATTTTTGCGTATGATGAAATTCTTGAAAAAAGAGCTCTTGAAGATGGTATTGGTAGTGACATTACTAAAAAATTAGCTGATGAACTTGCTTCTTTAACGAACAAAAGAGAATTAATAACAGACGTTACTCAAAAAGAATTGTTAAATACAGAAGCTGCAAAAGAACGAATTGCTATTTTGTTAGAAAGTAAAGCCAGTGAATTACAAAAAGTACAATTAAAAACTTTAAATGAAAAACTTGATAAGGGAGAAATTTTAACTGAAGAAGAAATACAAAAATTATTAAAAATTCAAGAAGAAATAAAAATTAAATTATTACATTTAGAAGAACAAAAATCAAAAGCATTAGAAATATCTAAGGAACATGAAGAAGATGAAACCGCTGCAATTCAATATCGAAGAGATGCGCTTCAAAAGGAATATGAAGATGAAACAAAAATTAAATTTGAGGCTCAAGAAATAGGAGATATTGTTAAAGGAATTTCTATAGCAACTCAATTGTGAGTTTCAGGAACTGGGATAGTAAAAACACTTTTTGATGATACTTTAACAGCAGGAGAAAAGCTTTCTCAAATATTTAGTGTACTTTCTTCAAGTTTAATAACAATAGCATTACATGCAAAAGATTTTAAAGAGATTGGAGCTTCTTTTGTAAAAGTATTTGCTAAAATAGGAATAGAAGGAATGGTTGCGGTTGCAGCTATTACTGCAATGGTAGGAATTTTTGTTTTAGTTACTGATGCTATAAAAGAAAGTCAAAGAGAAATTGAAAAACTTGAACAAGCCACAAAATCTTTTGCTGACCAAGCAGAAAAGTTAAAAAATGAAGCTAAAGAAATAAAAGACACTTTTGATAAATATACTTCTATAGAAAAAACTTTAGAATCTTGTGCTGAGGGCTCTGAAGCTTGAAATAAAGCTATTGAAGAGCTTAATAAAAATATTTTAGAATTAACTCAAAAATATCCTGATTTATTAAAAGTGCAAAATTTGTTTACTAGAGATAGTTCTACAAATGCTTTATTGGTAAATAAAGATACTCTAAATAATTATCTTGCTGAGTTGAATAATCAGGAAAGAATTTCTCAAATTGCAAGTTTATCTAGTGGAGCAAAAGCAAAACAACTAAAAACTGAAAGTTCTAGAGAAAATTTATTAGATAGAATAATAAATAGTATAGCTTCAACAGAAATAAGTTCGAATATACTTTTTGGAGGGAAAAAATTTACTCAAGAAGAATTTAATGACACTAGAGAAAATTTAAATAAAAATTTATCTAGTTTATCTAATTTAACTCAAGAAGAATATAAGCAACAATTAGAAAAAATAGGTATTGATAAAAAATATATAGATAATTTAATAAAATATCAATCTCAAATAGATTTATTAATACAAAGTACAAATGATGTTTCGAACTCTTTAAAAAATACAGCTACTTTAATAGCTGAAACAGATCTTGGAGCTTGAACATCAGAAACAGAAAAACAAATTTATTCAAGTAAATATTTACAAAATTATAATGAAATAAGAGAAAACACTATAAAAGAAATAAATTCATTAAATAGAGTTTTTACTGATACAAATAAGGTTGCGGATTTAATAAAAAGATATAATGCAGCTATGGGAACAAATTATGAAATGGCTCAAGGTGGAAATTTTGTAAAATATGGGGGAGCTAATAGACAAATTTTAGTTCAAAATGGTGAACAGACTCAATATTTTACAAGAGAAGAACTTGCTTCTGGAATTGCTGCGGGCGAAGCTAGAAGTGGTATTGGTAAATTAAAAATAGATGAAATAGCACAAGAATTTAATCAAAAAATATCTAATAATATAGAAGGAATTTCAGAATTATTAGCAGATCAAATTCTTTCAAGAACTTTTACATCAAAATCTTTAAATGAAAGTACTTATAATTTAATAAAAGATAATATAGATAATATTGATAATCTTTTTTCAGATTCAGATTGAGAACAAATGGGATATTTAGGTCAAGAATGGGCAAATAATATTCGAGAACAATTTAAAAATAATTGAAATCAAGAAGAATATCAAAATTTCATTAAAGAACAATTTGAAAGTTCTTTATCTGCTGCAAGCGCATTAGCAAAAGAAAAATATAATTTTGATGAAAAAGATTTTGAAAACTATGGTCGATATATTGCAGAAATAGCAGATGAGTCTGAAGAATTGGCAGATGCCTTAGAAAAAGATGGTCAAGCTACAGGAATTGTCGTTCAAAGTATAATGAGAATGAATAAAGGTATCGAAGATCTTGCTAAAGGAATTGAAAATTGGTTAGATATTTTAAAAAATAGTACCAAAGAATCTTATGAATATTGAGAAGCTTTAGATGGAATAAGAAAAAGTTTAGCAAATATATTAGATATTGAAGAAGATTTAATTGATTATAAATTTATTGTTGGCGATGAAAATACTGAAGGACATCTTGATGATATTACATTAGCTGCAGAGGGTAATGCAGAAGCAATAGAAAGATTAAGAGATGCTTATGCAGATCAAGTAATATTAGATATTGCAGCAAATATGGATTTTACAGATGAAAGTATTAAAACAACAAAAGAAAAAATGGTTGAAGCAATAAATGATATTCAAGCACAAATTCCTAATATAGATATTGGACCAGTAAATGATGAAGACTTCATTAATTCTTTGCAAGCAATTATCGACAATGCTAATATGACAGTTGAAGATGCTAACACAATGTTTTCTGCGTTAGGTTTTCAAGCTGAATATCAAGAGGATAACCAACAAACCACTTCTACAGTTCCTGTTTATACAACATATGAAAAAATCAATGAAACCCCAAAAGATGATAAGGGAGAAGAAATTCCTGGATATAGAGCTAAAAAAAGTACTTTTACAGTTCAAACAGATACTGTCACTTTACCTGGATCTATAGCTAGTTATTCAATGGGAGTTACTACTAATGATGGTAAAAATGTTAGAAAGCCTCAAATTAAAAAATTAATTAAAAAAGGTACTGGAGCTTCTAATAATTATTCTTCTAGAAATGCTGGAGGCGGTAGCCCAGGAAAATCAAGTGGTGGTAGCGGTGGAGGCGGAGGTTCTTCTAAACAGCCTAACACAATTGATCCAATTGAAAAAGAAAAAGATAGATATCATGATGTAAATATTCAATTAAAACAAATAAGTAATGAATTAAATAAATTAGATAAACAAAAAGATAAATTGTTTGGTGATGATTTAATTGAGAATTTAAATAAACAGCTAGAATATTTAAATCAACAAATAGATACCACTAATGAAAAAATGAAAATTGCGGAAGGTGAAGCTCAAGAATTACAAGGTAAGCTTGCTGCAAGTGGTGTTACATTTAATCCAGATGGAACTATAAGTAATTATGCCCAAGCATATCAAGCTCAATTAAATTATGTAAATGGAATTATTAATCAATATAATTCAATGGGAGCTGAAGCTCAAGAAGGCTTTAAAGATACTGTTGAAAATGCAAAAGAAAATTTTGAAAAATTTATTGATAATATTAATAGATATGATGAAGTTATTACTGATTTAATACCAGGTCTTGCCGCAGATATCCAAGATGCTGTTGATAAACAAATTGATATTCAAATTGAAGAATTTGATATGGAAATTGAAATTCGTTTAGACATGGCTGAGGCGGAAAGAGATTGAAATGAATTTAAAAAGAAAATAATTGATGGTATAAAAGATGATGATATATTAGGCAATGCAATGGCTAAATTAGTAGATTTCTCTTCTTATTATAAAGAAGATGATACTGGTGCAGCTCAAGCATTAAGAAAACAAATTGATAATACATTAAAAGAATTATCTCAAATGGATGAAACTGGAACATCTAGAGTTTATGGTGATAATAGAACTGCTGCTCTTGAAGATTTAAAGAAATATTATGATGAATTAAGAAAACAAATGCAAGATATTTTAAAACTTCAAGAAGAAATTCATAAATCTTATATTGACATGATGAATGAAGCGCAAGAAAAATTTGATGAACAAGTTAAATCATATGAAATGATTAGTAAATTAGTTGAACATGATAAAAAAGTTATTTCAATGGTTTATGGCGAAGATGCTTATCGCCAATTAAGTGCTTTTTATGATAAGCAAGAATTAAATTATAAAGCTCAATTAGATTTCCAAAAACAACAAGTTGAATTCTGAAAAGAACAAATGGAAGCTGCGGAAGCCGGTTCTGAAGCGTGGGACGAAGCCAAGGAGAAATGGGCGGCCGCAACAGAAGAATTAAACAGTTTAATTGAAACTTCTATTGAAAATCTAGAAGATAAATATTTAAATGCAATAAATGCTATATTCCAAGATTTAAATAATAAAGTTACTAGTGGAGCTGGACTTGATTATGTAGAAGAAGAGTGAAATTTAATAAATAAAAATGCAGAACAATACTTAGATAATATTAATAGATTATATGGTATTCAAGCATTAGAAAATAAATATTTAGATGCAATTAATGATAATGATAATATTGCCGCACAAAGACAACTTAAGAGAATAATGGATGAAGAACTTAAAGCCCTTCGTGAAAGAGATAAATTAACAGAATATGATATTGAAAGAGCAAATAAGAAATATGAAATTGCATTAAAACAAATTGCCTTAGAAGAAGCTCAACAAAATAAAACACAATTAAGATTAAGAAGAGATACTCAAGGTAATTATAGATATGAATTTATAAGTGACATTGATCAAGTTAATCAATTACAAAACGATTTAGATGATTTGTATAATTCATTATATAATTTTGATAAAGAAAATTATGCAGATAATTTAAATCAATTATATGATGTATGAAAAGAATTCCAAGATAAAATGGCGGAAGCCGCACAAATTAATGATCCTCAAGCAAGAGCTGAAAGAGAGTTATTAATACAACAACAATATAGTGATTTAATAAATGGATTAGTTGAACAAAATGAAACTATTCGTAGTAATTTATATGATTCTGCTTTTGAAGATTTAGCTAGATTATATGATAAAGATAAAAACAACTTCCTACAAATGACTCAAGCTGAACAAGATGCAATAATGAATGATTTAATTCCTTATTGAGACGCGGGAGTTCAACATATGGCTGATGTATTTGCAGGCGAAGGTGGATTTATTCCAACTTGTGAAGATGCTATTGATGAACTTCATGAGGCTACTAAAGAGTATGAAGATGGATTAAAAGAAGTTGAAAATACTGCTGATATTAGTTTTGATAATATTGGTAATGGTATTGATGATGTAATTGATAAAACTCAAGAACTATTAAAAGATAATAATGATTTAATTGATAGTTATAAAGAAGAAATGGATGCTATTGGTGGAGTTGTTAATGAATTAGATAATTTAGTTAATAAGTACCAAGAAAGCGCGGACGCCGCTAAGGCAGCGGAGAAGGCAGCTTATGATTATTGAAGTGAACAACAACGTCAAGCAGCAGAGGCCGCCGCAAGAGATCAAGCTGAAAAAGAACGTAAAGCCGCAGAAGAAGCAGCTAAGAAAGCAGCAGAACAACCTGCTCCAGCACCGGTTGCCGCAGCTCCAAGTTATAGTAGTGGCGGAGATGGTCAATTAAATATTGGTGATACTGTTACATTTAGTGGAACTTATTATGCTACTTCGTATGGTGAAGGTTCAAGTGGTTCATTATATTCAGGTGTAGCTCAAGGAGTTATAGTTGATAGAATTAATGGAAATCCATTTGGTGTACATATTCACAGTGCTGATGGTAGATATCCTGCATTAGGTTGGGTTAGACGTTCTCAACTATCTGGATATGATACTGGAGGTTATACTGGTGAATGAGGTAATTCTGGTCGTCTAGCTTTATTACATCAAAAAGAATTAGTATTAAATCAACAAGATACTAGAAATTTATTAAATGCAGTTAATATAATGAGAACAATTACTAATACTATTGGTAGCAAAGTATTAGATAGATTAGCTACTATAAGTGCAAATAATGGATTTAATGGTGGAGTTGGTGGAGTATTAGATCAAAATGTTAATATTCAAGCAACATTCCCTAATGTAAGAGACCATAATGAAATAGAAGAAGCCTTAAATAATTTAGTTAATCGTGCTTCACAATTTGTACAAAACAAAGAGAGATAAATTTAATTATCTCTCTCTTTTTATTTGGTCTAATTTAAATAAGATAGAATAATAAAAATTCATATAAATTAAGAAAATTGGAGAAAAAGGAGATGGAAGAAAATATGTATGAAAATAAAATATTAGACGCCATTCAAATGCTAGTAGATAATGCTATTGATAAAGCAAGTTTCGATAAAACTATTAGAGGTGTTATTTCTAAATGCGTAGATGAAAAGAATGGTAAATATGTAGTTATTTATCAAGATAGTTCTTTTTATGCGTATAGTACAGATACTAGCCAAATTTATAGTGCGGGAACTCCTGTATATGTTTTAGTACCTCGAAACGATATGAAACAAACTAAAACTATTATTGGTTCAGTTAATAAACTTGGTTCTGATTACATTAATACTATTGAAAGTACTGATAGATATGAAGTTATTGGTAATTCAGTAGCTACTTTAGATTCAGAACAAGGGGTTTGTTCTTATAAAGTTGATGGAGATGCTTTAATTCTATATGATAAAACTGCAGTTAGTTCAATAGTAGATATTGATACAGTTGCGGCAACCACTTATATAAAACAAGCTAAATACTTAACTTTAGGTGGAGAATTTAGAACAGCTTTAGCAAAAGAGCAAAGATATAAAGGTAATTATGGATTAGGTTTTGATATTAATTTTACAGATAATATGACTAATGAAACTGTTAAAAGAACATATTTAGTTGATGTAAATAATATGTTAGGTAATCCTTATGAATATACAAAAGCAAGTAATCAAAAAGTAGTATTTGACATTGATGGTGCTAATTTTGTTGATATAGATAAAATTTATTTATTTTGTTATGACTTCCCTGTTACAACTGCGGAAACGAAACCAGACGATATATTCGTGGTTAATCTTACTTTAGAGGCAGCCGCCGCGCTTACAGATGATGAATTAGCAGGAAATAAATTAACTTTAATAACTCCTCAAGGAATCTATTTTAGTAATAATGACAGTATCACATCTAGCAGAAAAATTGACACAGAGGTTAAAATAGATAACAAAGTGGTTAACAAAGATTCGAGTCTTTTAAAATATTTTTGATTTAAAGAGAATTATAGTATAAATACATCTAGTCTATTGTATAATAGATATGGTGGTAATGGTTGGGAATGTTTAAATGAATATAATATAGTTGAAACTGATGGTAATAATAATCCAACTTTAATAGATTGAATAACTAATCAATCTAGTTATCTCATAAGAAAAAGTAATACAATAGCGAGAGAGACTGATTACAAGTGTGTAGTTTCTTACAATAATGAAATTGTATTAACTAAAAAATTTACTGTTTATAATTATAGTTCTAATTATATTGTAACCATTGATTCAGATAGTGGAACTTATTTTTCTTATGATAATGGACGTCCTACATTAACATGTACAGTTAATCAAATTGGTAGTTATGAGTATGTTTGAGGTATGATGAATGGCGGAGGCGCTTTTACTCCAATTCAAGAAACTACAACTACAAATACGGCATATCATACTGCCGCAGATAGATATACTGAGTTAGAAACTGGTTTAAGAAATGGAACTATTGTATTAACTTCAGCAATTCAACAAGAGTTTAGTGATTTAAAATATACTTTAGAACAATATAATAATGATATTATGAGAGTAGAAGATAATGTTATTTATAATTTAAAATTAAATATGATAACTAATTTTGCTACTTTTGTATGTTCAGTTTATAATAATGGAGCTTATATTGGTAAAGGCTCTATTAAAATAGAAAACGATTTAAATACTAGTGATAATAGTTATACTTTAATAATTAATAATGGAGACCAAGTATTTAAATATAATGGAGATGGAATTTCTCCAACTAGTAGATCATTAGATAAGCCTCAAGAATTATATCCATTATCTTTTACTTTATATGATGAAAAAGGTAATGAGATTAGTAATGATGTAATAAACGCAGATAAGGTATATTGGACAGTACCTACTTCTGATACTATGATTAAAGTATCTGCAGTTCATGGTAATCCAAGTGAAGTTGATGAGTATGCGGAAACTGCTACTTATACAGGCTATAAATCATTTAATTTTGAAATACCTGTATTATACACTGCTAATAAAACAAGAAACACAATTCAATTAAAAGTTAAATATAAAAATAAAATAGTAGTTGCTAATACTGAATTAATGTTCTTAAAAGAAGGTGAGTCAGGTTCTAATGGTACTGATTTTATATGTAGAATTGTACCTAATACAATAGATGGAGCTATACCTCCTTTATATCCAATAGTAACTTGAAATAATAATGCGGCAGCTGGTGCTACTAACCCAGTAATTAACTTTACACCTCGAACTAGTGGAGTATGGTTTAAGGCTCAATTATATCATAATGGTAGTGAAATATTCGATAGTCCTGTTTCTGGACCTACAACTGAAGATAAAAATGTCATACTTAAATGGGAAATGATAAAAAACAAATATGATACAACTCATTCAGATGTATCTAATTTTAATGTTAATAGTTCTACTGGAGTTTTTAGTTATGATAATTTAGATAATATTACAAATGAAACTTTAAAATCTAATCCTGTAAATATAGTTAAATGTACTTTGACTTATGATGAAATTGATTATGTTGCGACAATACCTATTATACTAGTTAAAGTTAATAATAGTGGAAGTGCACAATATAAGGTTGAATTAATTGAAAATACAGGATTTAGATATGCGATGTATACAACCGACGGCCGCACTCCTATTTATGATAATTCTAATCCATTTGCATTAAAGGTTATACAAACAGTTGAAAATACTGACCAAGATATTAGTATAAATACATTAACTGATTATGCTGTTGATTATAATTGAAGTGTAAAAGGTTTAATTTATGCTAATGATTGAGAAACTCAATCAAATTTAATTTTAGATACTTTACGTTCTAGAAATTTACAAAGAAATGAAAAATATTATAAACCTGTTGATAATTTTAATGGTTTATGTTTAAGTAATGCATTATTTTGTGATATTAAAAGAAATAATGTAACTTTAGCAACTATTCACTTACCAATTCATATGTATTTAAATAGATATGGAAATGCGGCAATGAATAGTTGAGATGGAAATTCCATTGCTATTGATAATGATGGTGGTTTCATTTTAGCACCTCAAGTTGGAGCAGGTAAAAAAGAACAAGATAATTCATTTACAGGTGTATTTATGGGTTCAGTTAAAGAAGCTGGATCTAGTGAAGAAGAAGTCGGCCTATTTGGATATAATAGCGGTGCCCGCACACTTGAATTGAATTCAAAAGATGGTTCTGCTAAATTTGGTAAGGTTGGAAAAGGTCAAATTATAATTGAACCAGGTGAAGATAAAGCAGTTATTCAATCTGGTGATTATGAAATGATATTATCTCAAGCCTCAGGTAAATATATTGCTGGTAATGTATATTTTAGAAGAGCTGATAATGTATATACTGAGCTTGATGAAGGTACTGATTATCACAATGGAGATAATATTACAGGTGGTAACATTTATGTATGAACTGATGGTTCTGGTATGGAAATTGACTTAAATGATCCGCATATTAGATTCGGTAGTGGCAATTTTAGAATTGATTCAGATGGTAACGTGTATGCTAAGGGTTATGCTACTATTGCTGAATTGGAAGCTGGAGATGTTAATATCCCTGGTATTGAAAACTGGAAAGCTGAGTACGCTACTGATAGAGTTCAATTTGAAACAGATTCAACATTAACACCTGTTGACACTAATTTAACAAAAACAATTACAGGTAAATGTTTATATAAAGATAGTTATGTATCTGGTTATACAGTTCAATTAGTTGATGCAGGCGGAAATCCAATTACACATGATCAAACTACTGATGGTATTGGAATTTCAACTAATACAACTGGACAAGTATTTACAATTAGTTTTAATGCACAATCCCAATATACATGAACTAATGCAGTAAATAATTATAATTTTAAATTTAGTTATACACCTATTGGTAGTACAACTCAAAGTATAATTAAACAATTTAGTGCTAATGCAGTTATAATGGCAGAGGATGGAAGAGGTATTACTTCTGTTGAAGTAAGATATCAAAGTGGAATATCTGGAACCACTCCTCCTAGTGATGAATCTGGATGGGTAGTAAATCCTCCTAGTGTTGCTCAGGGAAATTATTTATGAACAAGAACTAAAATAAACTATTCAACTGGAAATCCTGACATTAGTTATTCAGTTGCCTATATGGGTACTGATGGTCAACAAGGTCAAGCAGGAGCGTCTTCTTATACTTATGTAAGATATTCAATTAATTCAACAGGTAATCCAATGGTTGATACTCCAACTAGTGAAACTAAATATGTTGGTATTTATAGTGGAAATAGCTCTACAGTTCCAGCTTATACTGCATTTACTTGATCTAAGTATGTAGGTGAAAATGGAGCTCCTGGAGTTGGAGTTTCTAACACAGAGGTAAAATATCAAGGAAGCTCTTCTGGAACTACTCCACCTAGTAGTGAAGCAGGATGGGTAGATGCACCACCTACTGTAACACAAGGAAATTATTTATGAACAAGGGTAAAAATAACTTATACTAATAATACTACTTCAACAAGTTATTCTGTTTCTTATATTGCAGAAGATGGAACTGCAGGAACTTCTTATTATACATATATAAGATATTCTGCTAATAGTGATGGAAGTAATATGGTTACAAATCCAACTAGTTCAACAAAATATATTGGAGTTTATTCAGGAACTAGTTCAACAGTTCCAGCTTACACATCTTTTATTTGGTCTAAATATATGGGAGATAATGGTGATAATGGTAGAGGCATTACATCTGTTGTTATTACTTATCAAGAAGGTACTTCTGGAACCACTCCACCAAGTAATGTTAGTGGTTGAGTAAACAACCCTCCGAGTGTAACCCCTGGTAACTATTTATGAACAAGAGCTATAACAAATTATACTGATTCAAGTTCTCCTTCTATAAGTTATTCAGTTGCGAGAATGGGATTAGATGGACAAACTGGAGCTCAAGGGCCTGCGGGACCAGCTGGAAAAGACGGAACTTCAGTTACAGTTAAAGGTTCTTATAATACTTTATCAGATTTGATTACTGCACATCCAAGTGGCAATACCTTAGGTGATGGATATGTTGTTGGAAACGATTTATATGTATATACAAATGCGGCTGGCGGTGGAGGATCTCAAACTGGCGACTGGAATGATGTAGGTCAGTTTAAGGGATTAGATGCAAAGAGATGCTTTATAGTAGCTTCTACTGAGGTATTTAAATCTACAAATGGAGGAAGTACATTTACTCCAACATCAACAACTATAACTCCTTATTTCCAAGCTGTAAGTTATACAAGTTGAGCTTATAGTACAAATGGAGGAAGTTCATTTACTACTATAACAGGAACTGTTAGTGGTATTTCAATTGATAATACTTCAAAAGTTTTAACATTACAAAATTCAAGTACATTATTTAATACAAACTCAACATTAGTATTTAAATGTTCTACTGATGATGCTGATGTTTTTGATACTATTACAATTACTAAGATTCAAGATGGTGTAAATGGACGTGGAGTTACTTCTACTTCAGTTACATATCAAGCTGGTACAAGTGGCACTGTAGAGCCTTCAGGAACATGGTCTAGTTCAGTCCCATCTGTAAGTACTGGTCAATTTTTATGAACTAAAACAGTATTAACCTATACTGATAATACATCTACAACTAGTTATGCAGTTGCATATAGAGGAACAAATGGAACTTCTATTACTATATCAAGTCAAAGTATTCAATATGCTCAAGGAGATAGTGGAACTACTGCTCCTAGTAGCGGATGGCAAAGTTCAATACCTTCAGTTGCAGATGGTAAATATTTATGGACTAAAACTACTGTTAACTACTCTGATAATACTACAACGACTAGCTATTCAGTATCATATCAAAGTATTGATGGTGTTAATGGAATTAGTGCTACAAATATAGTATGCGGAAATGAAGCTCAAGCAATAGTATGTAATGCTAGCGGAAATGTAAGTGCAGCAACAACTATAACAATTCCTTTTGCAGGATATATTGGAAGTAGTAGAGCTGCATGTTCAGTTACTTATAGTACATTGCCTAGTGGTATCACTTTAACATCTAATACTGCAGCAACAACTAGTGCAGATGGTAGCTTAGTATTAATGGTTGCCGCAAATTCGAATCTTGGTGGAACAACTAATGGAGTAATTACATTAACATTTAGTTGTAATTCACAGACTTTTGTTAAAAAATTTAACTGAGCAAAATCTATTGCAGGAGTAAATGGAACTAATGGAACAAGTCCTTATAATGTTATTTTGACTAACGAATCACAAAGTATTGCTGGTAGTACGACTGCGGCAATAGCTACTACAATTACAACTAATGTTCTTGGATATATGGGAACTTCTCAACAAAACACAACTGTTGGAACTATAACTGGACTTCCTACAGGAATGACTGCCGCAATAAGTAATAATGGTTCAACAAATACTTCTATTACTTTTACAGTTACTACAAGTATGACAACTAAATCTGGTCAAGTTACAATTCCAGTTACTATGGGATCAACAACCATAAATAAAATTTTTAGTTATTCATTAAGTTTAACAGGTGCGACTGGATCTGCAGGAACCGCCGCCAAGGTTGTAAATATTAGTCCTAGTTCACAAATATTTAAATCAACAACCGGAGCAAGTGGAACATTTACTCCACAATATATATATTTATATCCTAATTTTCAAGGGTGTAGTTATTCTAAATGGCAATACTCAACGGACGGAACTACTTGAACTGATGTAACAAGTGGTTCTAATAGTCTAACTATCGGAACTTATAATTCAATAGCTAATAGTTTGAGAATTGAAAGAAATAGTAATTTATATACAAGTTCAATTACTTCAGTTTCATTTAAATGCATTTCAAACACTGCAAGTGTTTATGATATTGTTAGTATTGCTAAAATATATGATGTAACTGAAATTGAAATAGGTGGAAGGAATTTGATTTTAGGTACAAGTAAAGATGAATGAAGTTTTACTGCTAATATGTCTGATTATTATAAATTTTCTAGTTATGCAAAAGAATATATTAAATCAACAGATACATTAACTTTAACATTAGAAGCTAAAGGTAGTGTAGCTATGTGATTTGATATGTATTATAGATCAAGTTCAACTTCTTACACTAGTGGTTTTTATCCAACATTTCAAGTTACAACAGATTATCAAAAATTTACTTACACTCATTTATCAGCTCAAGATTTAGCAGATATGACTTCATTAAGAATTAGACAAAATGCAAGTTCTCACGGTAGCAGTTCTCAACAAGGTACATTATATATTAAAAATTTAAAACTTGAAAAAGGTAATGTAAATACAGATTGAACCGCTGCTCCTGAAGATTTAAAAAATAATCAATTATTACAATACGCAACTACAGAAAATGCGGCGGCCCCTGCTAGTGGAGCGTCATGGTCGCCTTCAGTTCCAATATCTACAGAATATTATATTTGACAAAGAATGCAAACAACTTATGACAATGGAACTATTGAATATAGTACTCCAGTATGTATTTATACGCCACCAATTCAAATAAGTAGTATTGAAGAGCAATATTTTATTCATACTAGCGATACGACACCGCCATCAGAAAGTTCTACAGAGTGATTAAATAAAAAACCTGAATGAAAAGATGAATATTATCAACCTTCTACAAGAAGATATTTATGAGTTAGAACTAAATATACTTATACAGGCAATATATCAAAAGTAGAATATTCAATACCTTATTATGATCCAACTTGAGAAACCATTTCCGCACTTAATGCATCTATAATTGAAAATGCAGATAAGGTTAATGCGGCAATTAATAATGGTTATGTTACAATTAAAGATGGTTATATTGAAATTAAAGACACATCAGATCCAAATAAAGGTATTTTGTTAAGTAAAGAAGGTATTTCATTTAAAATAAATAATAATACTTATACTTCTGTATGAGCTCTTGATGGTACATTTAATGCTCAAAGTATTTTAGTTCAAAATTTAAATGCAAGTAATATTTTAAGTGGTACGCTAACATTGCAAGAAGCAAATGATTCAACTAATGGAGTATTTGTATTACTAAATGATGGCGGAAATCAAGTTGCAAAAATAGATGTTAATGGTTTAAAGGTAACTGCTGTTGATGGTAGTTATGTTTATTTAAGAACAGGTGAAGATGATAATACTAAAAAAGGTATTTATTTAGTAGATGCTACTGGAAATACATTTGTTAGTAGTAATACTACAAATGGAATATTTACAGTAACTAAAGAAGTTATTACTGATTATCAAGAGTTTAGTGGTAATATTAGAATTATTCAACTTGGTAATCGTGGAATTGGATTTATTGGAATCTAATAAAAGGAGGAAAAAGGATTTATGGCAACATTTTTACAAGAAGTTAATTTAGATGGATGAGCTGGTGGGAATTTTTATTTAAAATTAACTTATGATTTATTATCTCAAAGCGTTGAAAATAATAAGTCTACAGTTCGTTATTATGAATATGTTGGCTCAAGAAATGGATGATCTGGTTGGGGAGCTGATGCGAGCGGTTATATTAACGATGCTTGAGTTGGTTCCACAACTTCTATTGGTACAAACTCTGAAGTTTATTTAGGTTATAAAGATATTGAATATACTCATAATACTGATGGTACTAAAACTGCAAATTATAAAGCGGGTTTTTATACTTCTTGGGATGGTGTAGGTGGAGCTACTTTTGAAGGTACCTTCACTTTACCAACTATTCCTAGATATTTTAGTTCGGATCCAGTATTTACATTGAGTAAAAACAATGAAACTAGTTTTTCAGTTAGTTGAACAACACCTGAAAATTGTAGTAAAGTTAGATATAGTTTAAATAATGGGGCATCATGAACAACAGCTCAAAGTAGTATAAATACTACATCAGGAACTTTTACTATTTCTGGATTAACTGCGGGAACCCTATATAATATAGTTGGAGAATTCACAAGAAAAGATAGTAGTTTAACTAGTAATGTTACTTCACAACAAACTACTTATAGTTATCCTTATATTAGTGCAATTACGCCTACAGCAGGGTCGGTATGGAATATGAGTGGAAGTTCACAAAATGTATCTGCAACAATTTATAATCCATTAAGTAGAAGTATAAAAGCTTATATTTCAGTTAATACTACTTCTGGAACGAAAGTAGTAACTTTTACTACCGGAACTGGAACAAGCTTTTCTAGCTCAATGACTAAATCGACTGTTAATAATGCTATTACAACAGCTCAATCAGCTACTCTAATTTATTGATGTGAATATTCAACTGATGGAACTAATTATACAACTAGTGGAACAACAGTTACTAATACTTACCAGTTAAGAGAAGCAGATTGCAAACCTACAATAAGTAATTTCACTTATGATGATGGAAATTCAACTACTAAAAGTGTTATTGGTAATAGTGGACAGACATTAGTTCAAAATTATAGTATTTTAAAAGCGAAAGTTGGAACAGCTACTTATCAATATGGTGCTACTTTTAAATCTATGACTATTACATTAGGTAGTAAAACAGTTGCGGCAACCATTAATACTGCGGCAGAACTTGGTAAATTTAATTATTCATCTGCTCAAACTATGAGTGCAACAATTACAGATTCTCGTGGATGAACCCATACAATAACTAAATCTGTTACATTTGTTGGTTACTCTCCTCCGCAAGTTAGTGTTTCAGCGCAGCGTACAGGTGGATATGGTACTGCGGCAACATTTACAGTTAATGCAAGTTATACAAATATTACTATTGGCGAAACTCAAAAAAATGCTTGATCAAATAGCAGTACTGCATATGTAAGATACGCGATATCACCTGCGCCATCGACTCCCGCCGCAACTGGTAATGTAAGTAATGCAAATCCAGTTAATGATGTTGTTACTAATATAACTGGTGCAGATAATGATACTACTTATACAATTACTATTTATGCTAATGATAAAATTACTAGTGCAACAGCAACTGCTACTTTTGGTAAAGGTCAACCTATTTTAGGCGTATTTAAAGATAATCAAACAGTTGGTGTAAATAGAATTCCTGAAACAACTGATGCTTCTGGTTTATATGTTACAGGAGTTACTAATTTAAATGGTGCGACTACTATTACAGGTGCTACAGGTATAACTGGAAATACAACTATCACAGGAAATTTAAGTAATGTAACAGGAACTGCTAAAATAACTGGTGCGACTACAACTGCGGCAATCACTGCCAGTGGAAAAATTACTGCAAATAATACAACTGCAAGTACTTCTACCACTACTGGTTCTATAATATGTAAAGGTGGAGTTGGAATTGCTAAAAATAGCTATTTTGGTGGTAATATAAATGTTACTAGTAATGCAACTATAGGAGGAACATTAACAGTAAATTCTAAAACATTGTTAGATTGAACTCATCCTGTAGGTAGTATTTATATTTCTACTGTTTCAACCAGTCCCGCAACATTATTTGGTGGAACTTGAACACAAATAAAAGATACTTTCTTACTTACCGCAGGTGATACATATACAGCTGGAGATACTGGTGGAGAAGCTACACATCTATTAACAATAGATGAAATGCCTAGTCATAATCATAATAATTTGAAACCTAGATGAAATACTAATCCTGGAGCCAATGCCGTTTACGGTTCTACTGGTGAAGGTTCTGGTGCTCAATATGATTATTTATTTTATTCAGGCGGCGATCAACCTCACAATAATATGCCACCTTATCAAGTAGTATATGCATGAGAAAGAACAGCTTAATTTATAATTGGGTAATTTAGGTTAATCTAAGTTACCTTTTTTTTATATTATTAAAAAGGAGGAAATATTATGTTTATAATAGATGGAGATACTTTTCATGTTACATGAGGAGATAAAGGTTCATTTGATTTAACATTTGAAGATTATACTTTTCAACCTGATGATGAGGTTTATTTAAGAGTATATGAAGAAGATGCTATGGATGAAGAACCTGTCTTAGATAAAAAATTAGTGGTAGATGCGGCAACTGATACTGTTACTATGAATTTATTAAAAGCAGATACTAAACTAGGCGAACCAAGCAATGAAAGACAAACTTATTGATATGAAATTACATTAGGTCACGATGGTTCAATTCCAGATCAAACACCATTTTGTTTTAATGATAAGGGACCTAAGTTATTCTACATATATCCAGGAGGTGTTGAATAATGGCAGGAAGTGCTAATTCAATAGTTGCACGTAATGTATTAAAAGGTACTCTTAATGCAAATAATTTAATGGAAGGACATGTAGATACCGCTTTTAATCCTACTTATGCTCTTGTAGATGAAGCAGGCAATCAAATTGCTTTATATATTGATAGTTCTAATTATCAATTTTATGCAGAATTAAAAGATAAAAATGGTAATCATATAAATAGTTCCAATATTATTGATTTACCTCTTGAATCAATGGTTGTAAATGGAAGTTATGATGCTGAAACTAAAGAAGTTGTACTTACACTTAACAATGGTAATGAAGTAAGATTTAGTGTAGCAGATTTAGTTGAAGGTTTAGTTAGTACTGAACAATTAACTACTATATTAGGAGACTATGTTAAATTTACTAATTATGCTGGTAATAGTATAAGTGGAGTATTTAAAACATCTAATGACTATGCAACAGAAACAAATAATGGTATATTAACCTCACAAACTAAAACTTATTCAGAGTACAATAATTTAAACAATAATGCTTTTATTTCAAAAAGTACTCTTGAAAATGTAATAACAGGTAAGGAATTAACTAATAAAACATATGTTGATAATGCAGATGCAGTATTTGAAGAAGATTTATTTGGTAATGAAACTGTTAGTGGTAGTGGAGAAACTATTACCTTAAATAATACTACTGATAAAACACCACTAAAAATAGACTTAAAAGGTAATACTTATCAAAATGGAGAGCCAACACCAGATACACCAATAGGCATACACGTAGTAAGTGGAGATAACTCTATTAAGGTAGAGGGGAAGAATTTTGCTTACTTTCCTAATGGAACTGACACAAAAAACGGAATAGATTTAACAGCACAAAATGGAATTGTAACATTAAACAATACTGCTACAGCAAATGCAATTTTTAATTTTGCATTACCACATTATATTGAAAGTAATACTGTATGTACTATATCATTAAATAACTCAACAATTAATACAGGAGTAAGTGTAAGACTATATGGAGAAACAACAGGAGATACTGAAACATCTTCAAATACGGAAGCAGATACTATAAATAAAACCAATACATTTACAACTACAAAAATATGTAAAGGTATAGGAGTTAGAGTAGGAAACGGAAAAACGGTAAATAATTTTGAATTAAAAATACAATTAGAAAAAAAAGATAGTGCAACCTCATACACCCCTTATGTATCACAAAGCTATCCTATAAATATTGGTTATGATTTACCAAGTGATTATCAGCAAGTGGAATATATTGAAACTGATGGAAATCAATATATAGATACAGGTTATTACTTAAATTCCAACAATCTTAATATAAAAACAAAAATATATACTCCAAATATACCAAGTGCAGAACAAGATATCTTGTCAAATCAAGATGAAACAACAGGAAGATTTGTATTAGGATTATTTTCTAAAAGAGTATTTGGTTATAGTAAATATGGTTCAAGTAGTCCAGAAACTAATGTTTTCTCACCTTTTTATAATGGAGAAGCGACATTAGATATTGAAATGGATTATAATAGTGCAACACAAATAAAAACATTGATAGTTAATGGAGAAACTAATACAGAATCTTTTAAAAATAGTATTTCTAATTCAAATCAAAATATAAGATTATTTTGGAATACGTCAGTAAGCTCAACAACTGCACATTTCATAGGTAAAATATATTCAATGCAAATAAAAATTGATAATAGCTTGAAATTTAAATTTATTCCTTGTTATAGAAAAAGTAATAATGAAATAGGTCTATATGATTTAGTAAGCAATACTTTCTTTATAAATCAAGGTACTGGAACATTCACAAAAGGAAATGATATACCCAATGGAATGGAACTATGTAAAATAGGAACATACCAAGATTATATAGTAAAAGATAATGGTAAATGGTACTTAAAAAAGGAAATAGGTAAAGTTGTATTGGATGGTAGTGAGGATTGGAATGTTTCTTCTTATTGGGGAAAAATTAATACTAATGTATATTATGCTACTACTAAAAATGATATATATTTTCCTGATTGGACTAGCAATTATTGTCTATCTAATTATTTTACAACGTATGCAAGAAGTGCTTTATATTTTCTTGATGAAGATGGTTTTGGTTTTAGTGGAACAGGTGGAATAACAAACCCAAGTTTTACTATAAGAATTGATAAAACATTAGCAAGTGACACTCAAAACTTTCAAACTTGGTTATCAACACATAACACAATAGTCTATTATGTACTAGCAACACCAACTTATGAAGAAATAACCGATAGTACACTTATTAATCAATTAAATGCTTTAGAAAAAGCAAATTCTTACGATAATCAAACTAACATTTCACAAGTGAATAACGATATGCCATTTGAACTTGCGGTAACCGCCTTTATAGATAGTACTGCGGGTAAGTTAGCAGCAGCTGCCGCACAAATTAACACTCTTAATGAGGTAGATGATAATTTATCAGCTAACAAAGAAGATAAATCAAATAAAGTAGCAACCATTTCCGCATCAAGTACAGATACAGAATATCCTACAGCAAAATGTGTATATGATATAATTGGAGATATAGAAACCCTATTAACAACTCTTGATATTGGAAGCGGGGTGTAATAATGAGTATAGCAAGTAGAATTGAGACCATAGAAGAACATATTAGTAATATCTATGACACACTGGAATTAGGCGGTGCAGATTTAACTAATGTAGATAAAAATATAATTAATATTGATGCTGAATGGAAAAATAGATTAAAAGATTATTTAGCTAATGGTATTGAAGTAATATGAGATAATTGAGAAAAAGTAGTAGGAGAAGGAACTCAATTAAATTTAACCCCAACAATAAAAGGCAAAATGAAAATAGATTTAAAAGGAAATACAAAACAATCAATTCTTCCTAGCGGTTATACACAAGTAGAATATATTGAAACAAGTGGAACACAATATATAGATACAGGTTATTATCTAAATTCTAACAATATTAATATAAAAACAAAAATATATACTCCAAGTATGCCAAATGAAGAACAAGATATTTTATCAAATCAAGATTATACAACAGGTAGATTTACTCTAGGTTTATATAATTATCATGTATTTGGTTATTCAAGAAATGCAAACAACGGTGAAGCTAATGTTGATTCTTCAACATTTAGTGGAGGTCAAACATTAGATATTGAATTAGATTATAATTGGACAACTAATAAAAAAACATTAATAGTAAATGGAAATACAACAACAGCAAATTATGTTTGGAGTATTATAAATTCAAATAGAACCATTAAAGTATTAAGAAATGGTGCAGAAGATAACCCCGTTGTAAATGCTTTCATAGGTAAAATGTACTCAATGCAAATAAAAGTAGATAATCAATTAAAGTTTGATTTTATTCCTTGTTATAGAAATAGTGATAATGAAATAGGACTATATGACCTAGTAGGAAATCAATTTTACACAAATGCAGGGACAGGAACATTTACAAAAGGAAGCAATGCACCAACACCAGAAACACCAGTAGACATACAAGTAGTAAGTGGAGATAACTCTATTAATGTATTTGGTTTACAACAATGCGTTCCTTATACACACACAAGAACTGCTGGAAGTTTTACATTTACAACAAATGAAGACGGAACAATAACTGCAAATGGAACTTCAAGTTCAAGTTTTGCATCAATAACGGTTGCAAATGCACAAAGTTATTTGTTCACATTACAAGCAGGAACATATACTTTAAGTGGCGGATATAATAGTAATCTATTTGTTCAAATTGCAAATAATAGTGGTACTGCATTAGCTTATTCAGGAACAACAAATGAAACTTTTACATTAACAGAAGCAACACAAGTTTATTATCGTGCTTATGTAAATAGTGGAACAAGTGTAAGCAATATTACATTAAAACCAATGCTAGTAAAAGGAAGTGTAGCAAAACCATTTGAAGCATATCAAAGTCAAACTTATCCTGTTAATTTAGGAAATATAGAACTATGTAAAATAGGAACATATCAAGACTATATAAGTAAATATAAAGATATGATAAAAGTACCAAGTGGATATACACAAGTAGAATATATACAAAGTAGTGGAACTCAATATATTGATACTGGACATAAAGCAACAAATAAAACACAAGTAGAAGCAAAATTATACACTACTGAAACAGGAAATAAAAACTGGTTTGGTGGGAGTGCTAGTTTACCAAGTTATTTTATATTTGATTCTTTTTCTTCAAATCAAATTGAATATAGATATGACAATATGAATAATTGGAGTACATTAACAATTCAAAATAATGTCGTTAATAGAGATTTTATAGTTAAATTTGGTAATGGAATATTAGATATAGATAATGTTAATTATGCACAATTATCAACAGACACATTTCAAGATACATTAAATTTATGCTTATTTGTTAGAAATGGTGGAAGTTCATATATAAGTGGTAGAATTTATTATTTTAAAATATATGAAGATAATACATTAGTAAGAGATTTCATACCATGTAAAAGAAACAACGATAACGCAGTAGGACTATATGATTTAGTAAGTAATACTTTCTATGAAAATAGTGGAACAGGTTCATTTACTTATGGTAGAGAAGTAGGTAGTTGGTACAAGTATGGTGCTATTGGTAAAGTAATATTTACAGGTGCAAGTTCAGAGGGTTGGAGTACACAAACAAATTATCATCAATCTCCTCTTTCTAATCGTGGAATAGCAAATAACGCATTAACTACTCATTTTTCTTTAACAAGTACAAATGGTTTTACTACAACATCAGGTTATATAAGAATATGGGATAAAACAAAATTCCCTACTGAAAGTGATTTAACAACTTGGTTAGGAACTAATAATACGACACTTTACTATGCGTTAGAAACACCAACATATACACAAATAACAGATAATACTTTAATAGGACAGTTAAACGATTTAGAAAAAGCAAAATCTTACGATAATCAAACTAATGTTAGTCAAGTAAACAATGATAAACCTTTTATTATTGATGCAATAGCTTTAAAAAATATATAATAGGGTAATAATAATTAATTATATTAATTAAAAAATAAAATACATTAAGAGAAAGAGAATTGAATAAAAATATATAAAAGGAGGAAAATTTATGAGTAAGTCAGGAATTGAAAATGTTGAAATAACTGGTCAAGTTTCTGGAGAAGAAGGAGGGGAAGAATAGTGTACGCAGGACAAAGATCTATTAGAGATGGTATAGAAGATTTTATGTGTCCTTTTACAGATTTCTATATGACTTGTGGACCTAATGAATCTCAATTTCATATGGGAACAATGGCAATAGATGTAAGAGGAGCTGAACCTGGAGTATGTTATGCTTATTATGCTCCCGCTACTGTTAGATGTATCACTACATATCCACAATCAGGTCAAGCAATGTGGCAAACTGTTAATAATGTAAGATGTTCTAATGGATACATTGGAAAAGTAACATTTATGACAGTACACGATGATACTTTAAATGCTTATCCAGGTATGGTAGTTAATCAAGGTGATCAATTAGGTAATATGGGAACTAAAGGTTATGCTACTGGAGTTCATTGTCATATTGAATGTAGTCAATCAGATAATACTTCTTGGTGGCAAAATAGTTATGGTAATTGAAATTTTAATTATGAGGTAGATCCTGAAGATGTGTTCTTTATGGATAATACTAATATTTTAAATGGAATGGGAAATTGGAAATATTTAAGTGATGTACCTGTAAAAGATAAAGTAACACCAAATGTAGATAGAGATGAATATAAAAATCAAATTGAAGTTATAGTACCTGAATTAAGAGTTAGAACAGATGCTAGTTTAAGTGCGGAAATCCTTAGTTATGCAGGACAAGGTTATTTTGATTATTATGAAACAAGAGATAATGATGACTATACTTGGTATAGAATTGCAGACAATCAATGGATAGCTTATTCAGATGAATGGGAAAGAGTATACCCTGCTAAACCTAGAGAAGAATTTGTTAATATTCCACCTACAATAGAAGCAAGAAATATCTATATGTTAGATGATAAATTACAATTTGCTGCTTTAAATCCAGGTAATACAGATGGTTTAAGTTATAAAATATTATCTAAAGATGGAGAATATGCGGAAATTGCAATTGGAAATGTTTGAATTAAGGTTACAGATAGTACACCAGTAACTAACGAACCACAATATAGTAGAGGAAATAAATAGCGGGAAGGCGGTCTGTCCGAACATGGGTAGATACCCTAGGACAGAGCGTGGCTTCCGCATTGGGAGGTTTTGTTGTGAAAAAGAAATGGACATTAGCTGATAAACTTTATAAAATTTTAAAATGGGTTTTAGCAACTGCTGTTGCACCAACAGTAGCACTTATTACAGGATTAGGAGAGTTATATCATTTTGATACAACTTTAATAGTTGGAACAATTACATTAGTTGCAACTTTCTTAGGTGCATTGATTGGTTATTCTAGTCATAATTATAAAGTTAATCAAGCAAACGAATCAGGTAGCGAAGCAGCTGAATAGTTGCCGCTATCTTTTTTTGTTTGGTCAAATATTTTTAATCTTCAATCCCTTTTTTTAATATTATAATAAGGTAATAATACTTGAAGAAAGGAAGGTTTGTAAAGATGCCAGAACTATTTAAAACATATACATTAGATGAAATCGTTGTTTTTATTATTCTTTTGGCTCTTGCAATAAAAAGTATAATTGATTTATATGATTGGTTTATTGCTCGTTTTAAAAAACCAATAGATAAAGCAAATAATGAGAAACAAAAGGAATTAGATATGCTAGATACATTAAATTCTCATGAAGAACAAATACTTGGATGCAAAGAGTGTTTAAATAAAATATTAACTACAACAAGTATTTTAATGGAATCTGATAAAGATGATATAAAAGCATGAATAACAGAAAAACATCATTATTTTTGTTATGAATTAGGTTATATTGATGATTATAATTTACAATGTATTGAAGCTAGATATAAACATTACAAAGAAGAGGATGGTAATACTTTTATCGATGGTTTTATGATTGATATTAGAAAACTACCAATTGTTTCAGTTCTTAATAAAAAAGAAAAAGAGAATGAGTAATTCAAATAAGAGATTAAAAGGAGTGATATAAATGAGTATTGTAACAAACTTATATCCACCAGTAATATATAATAGTTATATGCCTGCATTTGTATATAATACAACTGCTAGAGTTTATTTTAGTTTATCTGAATTTAATAGTTTAAGTGAGATGAAAAGTTATGCACAAGTAACTGTTAGTAATCAAAATACTAATTTAAGTGTTCTTGATACCAGTAAATATCCAAGTGAAATAATGCTTACTACTATTAAAACTGATAGTACTAGAACAACAGATGATAAATATTATATTGAAATTGCTAATAGTGATATTAATGGCGGATTTCAAATAGATGAATATTATAATGTTCAAATTAGATTTATTGATGGTGCGGCAACCGATATGGCTTTAACCACACCTCAAGCACTTGATGCATGACTTGCCGCAAATTTAGATTACTTTTCTGAATGATCTAGATTAATCATCATTCGCGCCATAAGTCAACCTACTATGTCAGTAGCTGGATATGAAATTGTAGATGGTCATATCACATGGTCAATGGCTAATAATAATTTAATTGGAACATTAACATTTGCCGCAGATGATGAAACTGAATATTTAAAAGATTATAGAATTAAATTATATAATTCAGATGATGAATTATTAACTGATAGTGAAACATTATATACAGATAATTATAATAACCCAAACTCATTTATTTATAGTTTTAAATATAATTTTGAAATAGGTGAATCATATTCATTTACTATTGATTATGAAACTAATAATTTATATAGTAATTCAACTACTATTGAATTTGATGTAGTTCAAGATAGTCCAGATGAAGTAGATTTTTCATTCGGTGCTAAGTTAGATGAGAATAATGCAAGAGTAGATATTGATATTAAACGTAGTGAAGATAAACCTAGTTACACTGGTAAGTTAGTTATTAGAAGAACTTCTAGTGAAAGCAATTTTACTATATGGGAAGATATGCATGTTATTAATTTAACTGCGGTAACTAGATATAAATATGAATGATTTGATGAAACTATTAAAAGTGGAGTATGATATAATTATGCTTTACAAGAAGTTAGTACAGGCAATATAAGGCAAGGTATTAGAATTGGTAAAAAACCTTTAATGGCTATATTTGATGATGTATTCTTAACTACAAAAGATAAACAATTAAAAATTAAATTTAATCCTACTGTTAATTCATTTAAACAAAATATTAGTGAAATGAAAATTGAAACAATAGGAAATAAATATCCATTTATAAGAAGAAATGGTTCTATTAACTATGCGGAATTCCCTATTTCAGGATTAATCTCATTCCAAATGGATGAAGACCAAATTTTTATAACCAAAGAAGAATTATATTTAAATAAAACTATTATGAAGAAATATGATAGATACAATGATGAAATATCTGAAGACTTACCTATTACTGAAGCAAATGATTTTGTTTATGAAAAATTATTTAGAGATAAGGTAATGGAATTTTTATATGATGGGGAAACTAAATTATTTAGGTCTCCAACTGAAGGAAATTATTTAGTTAGATTGTTAGATGTTTCTTTTGCTCCTAACCAATCTTTAGGTCGAATGATTTGAAGTTTTTCTGCGACTGCAACCGAAATAGATGAAGATACTGTTGATAATTATGAAAAATATGGTATAATTGCGGCAAGGGGGTAATTGATTATGAAAGTTAATTATCCTTATTTAAGTGATAGTAATTTTTTAGATACTATTGACACAATGCATTATCTAGAACAATATGTTAAGATTACTGCTCTTGATTGAGATGAAAGACCAATTAAAGATATTCAAGGCATTATTAACAATGGTAGCATTAGTATTGATGGTAAATCTGCTGTAAGAAGAACTATTAGTTTAAATTCTTCTTTTGGTAGTAATGTTACTGATGTAAATAACATTTTTTCTATTAATAGAAAAATTAATGTTGAAATTGGTTTTAAAAATAATACTAACAAATATGTTGATTATCCTATTATATGATTTCCACAAGGTGTTTTTATTGTTATTTCCGCAAATGTGAGTCATAGTTTAGGTGGAGTAACAGTTAATCTACAAGCAAGAGATAAAATGAGCTTATTAAATGGAGATTGCGGCGGTGTGATCCCCGCGTCAACACGATTAGATACATATGAAACTGTGGATAGTGAAGGTAATTGAGTAGTTGAAAAACCTTGTATTGACCAGATTATTAGAGAAGTAGTTAATCACTTTGGAGAAGAACAATTAAGTAGAATTATTATAAGTGATGTAGACAAGAGAATTAAGACTGTTATGAAGTGAATTGGTAATACACCTATTTATTTAATTACAGAAGGTGGAAATAATTGGTATACTACTGATTTTAGTAGAGCGGTTGCCGCAGGTTCTTATACTCAATATGATTATAATGCAGATGTTGGTTATATTTATTCAGATTTTACTTACGTAGGTGAATTTATTGCAGATGCTGGAAATACAGTTTGCAATGTGTTAGATAAAATAGTTTCTTATCTAGGTGGTAATTATGAATATTTTTATGATGTGTATGGTAATTTTATTTTTCAAGAAGTAAAAAATTATATGAATATATCTCATCAAACAGTTGAAATAGATAAAATAAAAAATAGCGACTATCTTGTAGATATGAGTAGAGGTAGAATAGCTTATGATTTTAGTAATAAAAATATAATTACTTCTTATTCTAATTCGCCTCAATATAATAATGTAAAAAATGATTTTATTGTATGAGGAATTAGAGAAACTTCTGAAGGACTTACTTTACCTATTAGATATCATATGGCTATTGATACAAAACCTAAAACAGGAAATATATATAAAGTATTTTTCTATATAGATCCGGATGATGGATTAGAGAAAGCGAAAATACCTATTAAATATGGTAGTTATGCGGCAATTACTGCTACACCAGGTAAGGCTGGAGTATTCTATGAGGATACCAGTACTGGCAATATATATATTTGAAATGGCAGTGAGTATGAACAAGTAAGCGATAGTGAATTTGTAAGAATTATGACTAATGATTGGAGAAGTGAGCTATATTTACAAGGGGTTGCCGCTGAACCATTGGGTATAGCATCTAATTATTATTATACTGAATTAGCTGCTGAATGACCTAAATTATACAATTTAAAAGCAGATAGTCATACCGATAGTGAAGGTACTTATTATACAGGTGCTTTTTATCAAGATGTGTTAGATAATCCTTCTGGTATTGATTATTTCTTAGATTTTATTGATTCAGAAGCTGCTATATCTAAATTTAGTATTAAAAATATTGGTAGAAGAACTATTGTTGAGAACAGTAATGATTTTAATTGTGTATTTGAACCTACCATTCCTAATTTTGTTATTATAAATACTGCTAATCCTGAAGAGGCCGCAGAAAAACGTGCTGAATGTGAGGCTAGAGGACAAGCGTATATTCAAGTGGATGGAAACATATTTGATTCACTTGCGGTTGGTGGTAATTTTAATAGTTGCTATTGAGAAATAAAAAATTTATTATATACAAAAACTGGATATAATGAGACTATTCAAATACAAGCATTACCTATTTATCATATTGAACCTAATATTAGAGTTAAGGCTTTTGATAGTAATAGCGATATATATGGTGATTATATGATTAATAGTATATCATTACCTTTAGGTATAGATGGACAAATGTCGATTAGCGCTATTAGAGCTAATGAAAAAATATAAAATAAAAAAGAGATGAACTTTTTATGGTTCATCTCTTTTTTTTTGCTTTAAATTTGAGGAGATTTTATTATTTAAACTGTTAGTTTATTAATATGATGATAGTTTGATTATAAGTTTTAAAAATTTTTATTTTAGTGCCAAATTTATAAGTTTTTATAAAAATTTTGACAAAGTAAGGAAATGAGTTTTTATAAAAACTTATATAATAATGTAAGGAAATAACAATAGAAAGGAGTATTTAAAATTATGAACTATTATCCTAACAATAATTTTTATCAAGGCTATTCAAGTTATAATAATACTTATCAACCTGCGGCGACGGCGATTAACGCTCTTCAAGGTAAGATTGTTGATAGCATAGACATGGTTAGAGCTAATGAGGTTCCATTTGGTGGATTTGGTATCTTTCCTAAAGGAGATTTAAGTGAAGTATATATTAAATCATGGAATAGCAATGGAACTACTCAAATTAATACTTACAAACCTGTACCTAATGAAGAATCAATAGAGGTTAAAGAAAATAATTTAAGAAATGAATTACTTGAAAAGATTGATGATTTAAATAAAAAATTAGATATGCTAATGAGCGGCAATGGCGCTAAAGTAGAACAGACTTCAGTACCAGCTACACAACTAGCCGCCGCAAAGGATGTGAGAGTAAATGCTTATTAAAAGTCCTCAAGATATGTTTAAATTAATTTCTAATTTTAAAAATCAAGATCCTTCAACTATTGTAGCTAACATGGTAAATGAAGCTGCAGAACAGGGTAATCCAGTCATGCAAAACTTATCAAACTTGATTAAAGAAGGAAAAACTGATGAAATAGAACAAGTTGTTCGTAATATTGCTAAAGAGCGTGGAATGGATTATGATAAAGAATTTAAAGCCTTTAAAAAAACTTTTAGGCTTTAAAGATATATAAAAATATTTTAGGAAAGGAGAGTTTATATGTTTAGTTCAAACAATGGTTACAGCTTAGCTGATATAGCTGCAGCAACTGGCAATAACAACGGAGGTTTCTTTGGAAATGGCTTCGGTGGAGACGGCTGGTGGATTATTATTTTATTCTTATTCGCATTTGGTGGATGGGGATTCGGAGGAAACGGTTTCTGAGGAGGAAATGGTGGAATTAACAGCGCTGCCGCACAAGGTGCTTTAACTAGATCTGATTTAAGTCAAGAATTAGGTTTCTCAGATTTATCTCATACAATGAGAAATGCTAGAGAAGATTTAAGTAGTGATTATCACGATTTAAGCACAAATATTTTACAAGGTGTTTGTGATTTAAATGGTGTAATTAATGCAGGATTTAATACAACTAATAGTAATTTAAATAACTTAGGTTATCAATTACAATCAGGTATTAATGATGTAAATGTTAATGGTATGAGAAATACTTTTGATATTGGTACACAAATTACTGCATTAGGAAATCAAATGGCTAGTTGCTGCTGCGATTCTAGATTCCAAATTGAAAAAGGTTTTGCAGATACTAATTATAATTTAGCAACTCAAGTAAATGCTATTAGAAATGATATTTGCACTCAAACAAGAGATATTACAGATAATGCAAATGCTAATACTAGAGCTATTTTAGATTTCTTAACTAATAGTAAATTAGAAGACTTAAGAGATGAAAATCAAGCATTAAAATTTGCTGCATCTCAAGTTGCACAAAATAATTATTTAGTTGACCAACTTAGACCAAGTCCAATTCCAGCTTATATGGTACAAAATCCATATTGTTGTAATGGATATTATAACACAATGATGTAATTAAAATTTTAAATGGAGGTAATAAAAAATGGCAGAATTTACAGCTGTGGCTCAACAAACTGTTGAACCAAATCAAGTAGTTTTATTTACAGATACCCCAGTGCGTGGTAGTAACTCCATAATGCATAGAGATGGTAGCGGGTTAGTTAGTTTACGTGGATTAACTTGCTGCCAACCTCGTGCAAGATTTAAAGTATCTTTTGGAGGAAATATTGCAGTGCCAACTGGTGGAACTGTAGGTCCTATTTCAGTTGCTATTGCAATTGATGGAGAACCTGTTACTAGTACAAAAATGATAGTAACACCTGCGGCAGTAGAAGAATTTTTCAATGTAAATAGAGATGTTAATATTGATGTTCCTGCAGGATGTTGTGCTCAAATAAGTGTTGAAAACACTAGCACAGGAGATATATTAGTAGAAAATGCAAATTTAATTGCAGAAAGGGTGGCATAGTATGGAAAGATTAAAAGCAATGAAAGATAGGTTAATGAGTTGCGTTGAAAGTCAAATGAATGATTTGTCTAAAACAAATACTCAAGAATTAGGTGAAGTAGTTGACATGATTAAAGACTTAGAAGAAACTATTTATTATTGCACTGTCGTTGAGGCTATGGAAAATAAGGATAAAGATAAAAATGTTATGTATTATCCTGTTATGTATACTGATGGCGGCAATAGATATTATCCATCTACTAGCCGTATGTATTATAACGCCTATGACAAAGGTATGCGTGATTATGACAATATTTACCCTAGAAATGTAATGAAAGATTTCCGCGAAGGCAGAAGTGGTGAATATAGAAGAACCTATATGGAAACAAAAGAAATGCATCAAGGTAAAGAAAAACAAATGCATGATTTAGAAAAATATCTTCATGAATTAAGTGAAGATGTTATGGATATGATTAATGACGCTTCTCAAGAAGAAAAAGAAATTCTTTCTCAAAAATTAAATACTTTAGCAGAAAAAGTTAAATAATGTTTGATATAAATGGAATATGATGGAAAATAGAGTTTACTAATATGCGAAATCCCGCATTAAGACGCACAGATGGCACTTACGCTCTCGGAGTTTGCGATAATAAAACTAAAACCATATATTTAGCAAGTTGATTAGAAGGAAGTATGCTAAAGAAAGTTCTTACCCATGAGATAGTGCATGCCGCAATGTTCTCCTATAATGTCTATCTTTCTCTTGAACAGGAAGAAGTAATTGCGGATATAATCGCTACTTATGGAGAAGAAATAATTAATATTACTAATAAAGTATTTAAAAAGCTACAACATATTTAGTTGTAGCTCTTTTTTTATTCTCCTCAATTGAATCCTTCAGTTGTTGCTTTAGTAAACTGTGCTAATCCAATACATATTGCATCAGCTTCGTCATCATTTACATCTATGTTATATTTATTTTTAACAAAAGCAATATCTGCTTCTTTTAAAGTTGTTCTTTTAATACCACGTCCATTTTTAATACCAAGAGTTGCTCTTCATGAGCTTGGATATATATACTCAATGCCAATTTTTGGATAGTTATCGTGAATTAAGAATTCAACTGCAGCTTGTAAAAACATAAGTGCTTTATGTGTTTTTTGATTACCAACACCATAGCCGCCTTCAGGTCTAACCTCTTCTATTATTAGTTTAGTTATATCTGGATTATTTTGTAATATAGTATTTATATTATCGGTCATAACATGAATTCTTTTTATTAAATCTGTAGATGCGGAAGTTATACATCCATGAGTTGTAAGTTCACCATTGTTAAAGCAAGCCCAGCCGCTTGATTTAGTTGAAAGGTCTAACGCTAAGATTGCCATTCTGGATCACCTTCCTTAATTACTTTTATTAATTTAACATATTGTTGATTAAATGGATTATCACCTGTTAATATATCTAATCTATCTCTTGATACTATCCACTGCTCTCCCTCTTCAGGAACATAACCTAATTGATTATCTATTCTATTTTCATTTTTATATGCTTTAGTTGCAGTAACCAGATATTTATTTTTTAATTCTTCTTGATAAATAGATTTGCTTTTTGTTATAAATTGATTTCAAATATCTTCTTTTGGTATATATTTAAAATTAAATTCTTTTTCATAAATTTCTTTAGCAGGGATTTCCGCCATATCAAAAGGAAGAATAAAACCATATTTTTCATCTACACCTAATTCTTTTAAACATTTTCAAGGAGTAATTATAACAGGAGTACCTAGTAAGAGACTTTCTATCATAGTATAACAATAGGCTTCTGTATCACTTAATTGAATTACATAATCTGCTTTTGCTATATAATCTCTTATATCTAACTGAGGTTTCATAAATATTATTCTAGGGTGTTGAATTGCCTGTGTATCATTCGTAAATACGAACCAAATGTAGGGTATTCCTTCCTTATCAAGTGCTTCCGCTAGTTTTATTATTCTATCTTTACCCTTTTCTCTTGTTAATCTTGTAGCAGATACTAGCATTAATACCCTTTTAGGTTTTTCTATTGTTATTGGATTATAACATAATGTACAAGGTAATCCAGTTAATTCTGTAAAGCTATCACAAACAGCTTGACTTACGCCAATATATTCATCTATTTTAGGATGAACTTTTGGCATAACTCCCATATCTTTGTAATCAGCATGAATAATAGAATAATATTTATTAGCATGAACTTTTTCAATAGGTCTTAAATTATAATTAAAAAAGGCTTTATCACACTTAATATCTTGACCTGTATATTTTTCTACTCTAATATATTTTTTTAATCTTTTTAATTGTTCTTGGTCTCCTCAATTATAAAATATTGTAATATCATTTTCACAATATTTTTTTGCTATTTCGAAGAACATTGTTTCTACTCCACCTATTGAGTTAATTCTATCAAAATAAAATATATTAGTATAATAATCCTGTTTCATTATTAACCCTCTCCATTTTTTAATTATTACCGCCTGTTACAGTTAAACTTCCAGGTCTACCATCATTATAATAATAAAGTATTTTATTTATTATTTCTTTTTTACCATTTTTAGCTTTCATTACTTGTTGCCAAGAAATATCTTCACAAAATCTTATATTATCATCAAACAACTCTACATATTCTCTTTTATATATTGCATTTCATACAGCATAATTCCATTCTGGCGGATTGTCTTCTATTATTACAGTTAAATCTGAATTCATTGCTTTTCAACTAAAATAACAATAATCAAATTTACTTGTGTTTATTTTATTTAATATGGTTTTTATATAATCTAAAGCTATGCTATCATCACTATCTATAAATACTAGATAACTACCTTTTGCTCTTTGTATTCCTTGATTTCTTGCATAACTTAGTCCATGATTTTCTTCTAAATGTATTATATTTATATTATATCTATCTAATCTCTCTTCATGACAACCGTCATCTATTAAAAACACTTCTACTTCATCAGTTAATTGTGGTATTAGTGTATCTAATAATTTAACTGTTTCTTCAAATGTTTTATAATATGGAATAATAATTGAAAGCTTAATCAACAAATCCTCTTTTTTCATAATCTACTTTTATACCCTCACTTTCGAAAAATGGAACTACCTCTCTACATCATTTACCTTTACACACTCCTGCATATATTCATGTTTTATATCCTCAATCTATTATATATTCTCCTGAGTTTATATAGAAGTCATATCCTTTATTATCTTGATTTAATTCTACATCTCAAGGATCGCTATCTTTTGAAATAATATCTAACAATTTATCTTTTTGTCATATTCCACAGTTTATACACACTTCATAGCTAGAACCATGTTTTCTTTTTTTCATACCTATAATATTAGTTTCTTCATCATTTTTATCAAATGATTTTTCAAAATAAAATGCTGCCATATTATCTTTTATTTGGTCTTTTAGATATTCTATTCTTTCTACGTCTACTGGTTTTCTTATAAAATCATCATCTATTATTGTTAAAATTATATTATCATCTATTTCATTCAAAGTTTCTCTTATGCGCTTAGTTCATATTTTTAATGGATAATTTTTACATATAGTTTTATAATAGGGGTTTATTTTTGTTTCAGTTGCATATATTATTTCCGGGTGATTAGGATAATATTTTTCTATACAATGATTAAATGGTTGCCATAAATCTTCATTTTTATCACAACTTAAAACTAATATTTTCATAAACACTTCTCCTTATAGTTTAATTATATCAAAAAATTCGCACTCAGTCAAATTTTAAACAAAATAAAAAAAGTGATTTACATCACTTTTATACTATCTTCATAAACTCTTTTTATTTGAACTTGCTTTTTAGATTTTTCTTTTTTATCTTTTGCAACAAATTGTTCTATTTTTTCTTCTTTTATTGTTTCTTTTTCTTCTTCATTAAAAAAATTTTTTCTTTTCTTGTTACCCATATAAAAATAACCTCCTTAATGTATTTAAAAATTTTTTATTTTATATTAAATAATTCTTCCCTTAGAGAATATTATTTTATTTGTTTTTTCTAATTTGGTTATACTCATCATATCTTAATTTTAATGTTTTTTGTTCTTCTAGAGTAGCATCTTCCATAAGCTTATCATAAAAACCACAATTTTTAAATTCTACACAGCCACCACATCTTACACATTGAGGAACACAAGCTCAATATATATCTTCATCATATTCTTTAATAGCTTCTAATAAAGCTTTTCAATATTTTCTAGTTGTTGGATCTGCTGTAGAACATAATCTTCTTGCAGATATATTTATTAAAGCTTGAATATTTGCATCCATCTCCATAGGAACACAATCCATTTGTGAACGTTGAGTTCTATCTATACCAGTCCTATCTTCTCTTGATGTGCCTATAAATTTTTCACATCCTTCGTGATGTCTAGCGAAATGAGTTGAAATAGCATAAGGTATTTCAGGTCATTTTCAACTAATTACACCCCTACGGATAGGGCTGTGTTCACACAATAGTAACTTACGTTTTCACGCTTGAGTTGGTTCCCCTTCACCTGCTTCTTTTCTAATAGTTGTCATACAAGCACTTTTAATAGCTTGTCAATTAATATTAAAATTAGTAATAATTGTTTTTGTATTATATTTATCCATTGTTCCTCCAGATTGTTTTATTCCAGGATAATAGAAACTACATCTATTATCATAAAATTCCATTATTTTTTTCTCCTTTAGATTTTAAATAGCATTTTCCACAAACACTTTTATAAGTAATTGCAGAAGTTCCATCTATTGCAACTTGATCGCCTTCAAATATTGGAACTCCATTTATTAAACGAATATTTTGAGTTGCTTTTTTCCCACAAGAGCAAATAGTTTTTAATTCAGATATATCATCTGCAATTTCTAATAGGCGGCTTGCACCTGGAAAACCTTGCATTTGAAAATCACAACGTAATCCATATGTTAAAACTGGAATATCAAATACTTTTGTTATTTCATATAATTCATCTACTTGAGTTGGGGTTAAAAATTGAGCCTCATCAACAATAATTGCATTAGGTTTAAATGGTTTTTTAACACATTCCATAACTGTTTTATCGGATGGAAGAATTATATCTACTTGTCTATCTACTCCTAGTCGACTAACTACTTTATCTGCACCTTTAGTATCTGTTTGAGGTTTTATTAATAAAACATGCATACCTCTTTCTTCATAATTATGTGCTGTTTGTAAAAGCATTGTGGTTTTACCACTATTCATAGCTCCATATCTAAAATATAATTTTGCCATTATTAAACTCCTGTTGAACCGAAGCTTCCTGTGCCACGGTCTGTTTCTGATAAATTTTCAACTTCTTCAAATATCATTGGTATATAGGGTAATAATATCATTTGAGCTATGCGGTCGCCGGGTTGTACTACCTGTTCGGCATCTGTATCATTATGTAACGCTACTACTACTGAACCTCGATAATCTGAATCTACAACCCCAGTACAGTTTGCAGGTCTAAGTCCTTGTTTAGTAGCAAGACCAGAACGTGCAAAGATTGCAGCAAAAGTATTATCTGGTAATTCAAAAGCTAATCCAGTTTCAATTTTAACAGTTGTATGTGCGGGAATGGCGATTGAAGAATCTGTAGCAGCATAAAGATCATAACCAGCAGCTTCCGCACTTCCTCGAGTTGGTTCATGGGCTAATTCATTTAACTTTTGATATTTAATTAATTTTGGTGTATAATTATCAAGGATATCTTGTCCAATTCCAAACACTAGAAAGCACTTCCTTCTTTATATGTTATTTCAACATCTCTTTCAGGCTCTTTTTCGTTATTAAATTCTTTAATTAAAGTTACTTTCCACCAATAATCAATAACTTCACCTTTTTGTTTTCTTTCTTTATATTGAGTGCTATATTTTGATAAAGTATATCCACTTTCTTCTTTTGCTTTTTGAATAAGAGCTGCCGCCTCTTCTTCACTACTAACTCTATATATTTCTGTTGTATTTATTAAATATTTCATATTGCCTCCTAGTTACATTAAGTTTATATTTAATTTATTTTCATTATATTTAGTCATTTCTGCAACTTCTATTTTTTCTTTAACACCTTTTAGAAATTTTAAATTTCCAAGTAATTCAATATCATTAGTTTCATATTTATCAACTAATTCAAATAAAGTATTAGATAAATTATCTAAATCAGTAGATACAACATCTATTTTATTTCCATTTTCATATATAAAAATATTTTGTGTGTATGTAAATGGTTTAATAAAACTAATTATTTTTTTCATTATTAAAATCCTCCTTTAAAAATCTGTAATAACGCCATTATCATATGGGAAAAAATAATAAACATAAGCTTCATCATCTATAATCATCCATATTTCAATAGCAGATTTATCTTTTGTTAAATCGATACCTCTTATTTCTCCTCTTGGGATTAAACATTCATCGACCAAGCATTTTGCGCAATCCATACAAATTGGGGTGTCTCAATCATAATTATCTCTATCTCTTTTAAAATCAAAAACTGTATAATCTTTTCTTTCATTACATAATAACATATAATAATTATTATTTGTTTTATATATAAAATTTTTAATTATTTCTTTTTTACTATTAAGAATTCCTTCAGTTAATTTAATTTCTGCTTGTTTTACCATAGCTTTATTCATATCATAAAGAGTTCCCATCACAACTTCTTGTTCTTTTTTATTTTCTTTTTCTTCCATTATTTTCCTCCTTATCTTTTAATATATTATAAAGCACATGTTCTAAAAAAGCACGTTCTCTATCACATAATATAATTTTATTTTTATTTTGTTCATAATATTCATAAGCCTTATTTTTAAATTGATATCCCATTGCCATTCAATCAATAATATTTTCTAACACATCAACTACTTCATCATCATTATGAATATCAAAATATTGTTTATTTTGTCTATATTCTCAATGATGTGGATTATTTTTCCAATGATGTTCTCAAGCTAATTTAAAAGATTCTACATTTTCTTCCTTTTCTCTTGATGATATAGGATAAAAATTTTTTCTATAAGCATCAAATTCTTCAGGAGAGTATTTACTTTTATCGTGTATTAAAATTCTATTATATAATTTATCTAATATTTCTTTATCTATTATTAAATAAATATTTGGGTTATGAATTAATTCTTTATATGCTTTTTTTATATTATTACTATGTTGAATTAAATATTTTTTATATTGTTTTACTTTCTTTTTTGTTTTATATGAATAGTATATTTTTTTATAACCATATTTAATTTTGCTAAATATACTTAACAAAAAATATAATACTGCATATCTTTTTTTTGTTTTATTTTTAAATGATATACTAGTAGTATGTTTTCTAAACAAATGTAATTTATATAAAATATTTTTAGATATTCATTCATTCATTAAAGAATCTAAAGAACGTTTCGTTTTAAATTCTATGGTTTTAGATAAGCTTTCTTTTAATATAGATTTCATTTTATTTAAATCTGATAATTGATAACTATTTTCAATAGTTAAGGTAGAATTATTAAAAGTTATTTTAAAACCTTTTATTTTTGTTTCTTCCATTTTAAGACTCCTTATATAATTTACATATACCTTTAAAATGGTCTAATTCATGTTGTATAATATTTGACATGCGGCCGCCTTCAGCTATTTCTTTAGTAACACCATTTTCATCTGTGTATGTACACCATACTTTTTGAGCACGTTCTATTTCTTCATATTTTCCAGGGACACTTAAACATCCTTCTAAATATTTTTGACATCCGCGGCTACGGGTTATTACAGGATTAATCATAACTACAGTTTGATTAGCCCACGAACAAACACATACACACACAGGCGTACCAATTTGTATTGCAGATAATCCTTTTCCAGCAGGGGCTGCCGCCAATGTATCTTTTAAATCTTGTATTATTTGTTTTATTTCTTCTGTTGCTATATCTTCAACAGGTTGACTGATAGAAGATAATACTTTTCTATCTTCTTCATTATTATAATTTAAAATTGGTTTAATCATTTATATACATTCCTTTCATTATATATAAATATTATACCATTATTTTTAAAATAAGTCAATTCTATCTGTTATATAAGATTTTTTTATTAATTTTTTACCATTTCTATCAGTTTCTTTAGCGTAATACTCTTCAAAAATAAGCAATATTTCTCTAATTCTTTTTAGGTTATCTATATCAATTTTTTTATTCTGATTCTCTTCTATCATATATTTTGTAATTCTTAAAAATAATTCTCTATTTATTCTTTCAATTAAATGAAGATAATCATGCGAGGTATCTTGTTTTAAAATAGCTCCATTTCATAAGAGATATCCAGTTCCAAGCTTTTCTTTTTTACATTCTCTTTTAGGAATTATCAAATGATGAAAACTTAACTCTTCTGGTTTTTTAAAAGTATATCCCATAAAATCATAACCTAAATTTTTTATGTCATAGAGTTTTATCATTTCTTTTGTTATTTCTCTCATAATGTTTATCTCCTATGAGATAATTTTTTATTTTCAAAAGTTTCTAGTTCTGGAGTTATTTTATATACATGACCTTTATCATCAAAATCTACATCAACTCATCAACATGATTTATCATTAGCTAAACCCATGCTGCGGCAATATGGTGTTTGGTCTTCTAAACAGCTAGTTTGAAAACAATGTGTTTTATCTTGTTTCATAAAAAAACTTTGATGAATATGACCTGTCTGTAAAATATCAGGTTTTTCATTAGATGGAATTGAGTCTAAATACTTTTGTAGTTTATATGACTTAGCATATGCACTTCCACCACTTCCATGAAATAATCTTATTTTTAATTTTCCTATTTTTAAATCTGTTACATCAGGACCTAAATAAACGATATCATCTCTTTCTTTAGCTATTGATTTTAAAATTTCGCTACCTGCAGACTTATACCATCAATCATCATGATTTCCTTGAATGGCATAGGTTTTTCCACTAAATTTAGGATATTTATCTATACAATATTGAACTTGTCCTTCATAAGAAGGTTCGCGCAATTCATATACTTGCTCTGGTCTATTACTTCTGCCATCTGTAAAATCTCCAGAATGAAGTATATGCTTAATTCCTTTATCTTCTGCTTTTGAATATAAATATTTTAATATGTCTACTCTATCATATTTACTTCCTAAATGAGTATCGCTAATCAATAATAATTTTAAATGTTCTAAATTATTAGGTAATTCATATATATCATTATTTTTTTGTGGACTTTTTCTAATAATAATTTCTTCGTTTGTAAAATCAATATTATATCCTTGTTGATTCATTAGAGTAATTAATCCTATAACTTCATAATCTTTTAATTCTAATTCCTCACATATTTTTAAAAATGATTTTTTCTTTTTAGCCATAGAATAAATTTTATCACATAATTCTTTTCTTTTTTCTTCCATATAAAATTTCCTCCTATTATAAAAATTTTATAACAAAAAAGAGATTAAGTAAAAAATACTTAACCTCCTTTTTATTTTATATTTCTACCTAATAAGCCTGTATAAAGAAAAGTAGCTCCAAACCATTGTAAAGATGTTGCTATATCTCCTTTAGTTATTATATTAACTATTAAACTTCCAAAAGCACCTGTAATCATAAGCGCTGGGAAAAATACTTTTAAAAAATTAGTCATTCTCTACCTCTCCTGTTTTCATATTATATACATTTTGATTACGACTTCCGCGCCATTTTAGTGTAATATCACGCTCTTCAAGAATAAAAGGACCTTCAATTAAATAATCTATATTTTTTAATATATAATCTGTATTATTTTCTTTTTGTAAATTTTCAAGAGTATATCCTGTTCAAATAACAATTTTAATATCAGGATATTTATCTTTTGCTTTGTATATAAGTTGTTTACAAAATTCTCTTTTATTATCAGTATCTAATGGTTCTCCACCAAGAATACTTAAATTCCTTTGTATCCCATTTGCGGCAATGGCATTTATAATAGTCTGAATTAATTCATCCTCATACCAAACATCTCCGCCTTCAAAATCTCATGCTTCTGGATTATGACATCCTTTACAGTGAAAATGACAACCTTGAAGGAATAAACTAACGCTCACTCCTTCTCCATTGACGAAATCATTGCCATTAATACCTGCGACCCTAATCATTCCAACTCTCCAATTTTTTAGAATGTTTGTATCTTTGTTCAGTCTCTTGTTGTTTTCCTTTATTAAAAGCAGTTTTATAATCACCAGTTAAATATCCTGTAACGCGTCTAAGTTGTTGAATATGCGTACTTCCGCATATTGGACACTTATTATTAAATTCATCAGTATAACCGCAATCTAAGCAAGTGTCATTAGGTACATTAATTGCAAAATAAGGAATATCTTTATCCATAGCATAATTAACTATTTTTTCAAGAGCATCTAAATTATTTTTAACTCCACCATCTAATTCAACATAAGTAATACATCCTGCATTACTATATCCAGTTAATTGACTTTCTATATCTATTTTATCAAATGGACTCATTTCTTTTCATACAGGAACATGAATACTATTTGTAAAATAATCTCTATCACTTACATTAGGAATAATTCCATATGCTTTTTTAAATTTCTTCATTGAAGTGTAACACATTGTTTCAGCTGGAGTATAATAAACACCAATATTTAAATGTAAATCTTTTTTAAATTGTGCGCATCTATCTTTAAATAATTGCTCAATTCTTTTAGCGAGCTCCATACCTTCAGGTGTAGTATGGTCTGTACCAATTAATATTTGAAGCGTTTCCGCCAAACCAATTTGACCTATAACAAGAGTTCCATGTTTCATGGCAGATTCAACTGTTTTTCCATCATAGCCTAACATTATGTTATTTTCATACATAAATTTAGCACTTTCAGGTGATTGACTTATAATTCAATTATATCTTTCTACCAACATATCTTTTGCTTCATGAATTTTAGTATCTAATAACTTTATAAATGTTTCAACTACTTGTTCTCTATTATTTTTTCCGGCTGTTAATAATCCAGTCCCAGGAATTAATTCAAGTGGTCCTGGGTGTTTTTCAACTGCTTTCATAGCAAGAGTAGGCATTACAATAGTAACAGGACATATATTTCCGCGGCCATCTTTAGTTTGAGGATTTGTTCCAGGCTCAGCATTAATATCGCTTCCATTATAAGTGCGACATCCCATCGTACTAACGTAGGTCTTAGGATCGTTTATATCGAATCCCGCATTAACAGACCAATCTACATTAACATAGTTAGGATATAACCTTTGAGCTGTTGATTTAAGTGCTAATTTAAATAAATCATAGTTAGGGTCTCCAGGTTTACGGTTAATGCCTTTCATACATTGGAATATTCCACATGGGAAGATTGGAGTTTTCCTAACTTTGCCAACACCTTCAATAGAACCTTCTAATAATGCCTTTGTAACCATTCTACCTTCGGGTAAAGTACAAGTTCCATAATTAATAGAAGTAAAAGGTAACTGATTTCCGCTTCTGCTTTGTAATGTATTTCCAAATATTCTATAAAGTTCGCTACACTTTATACGTTCTCTTATGAACTGCTATATATTACTATATAGAGTAGACTATATCTTCATCCTTTTTAAGGATGCTCGCCATTTCAGCTACCAATAGCTTGTAGCTTACGTCTTTCGACTAGTCGTTAGGCTTTTATATATCATCATTTTCATATTTAAAATGAAAACCACCAGTAGTTTTTATCTTTCCTTTTAAAACTTTACAAATATTTGTTGCATATAAATTTAATTGTCTTGCACATTCTTGTATAGATTCATATTTAATTCCTGTTTCTATACAAATAATAGCTTTTTTATCTTTCTTATTAGCAATAATTTTTTGTCTAGTTTCTTCAGAACAAGGATGAGTTATTGACTTAGGTTTTCTTAATTTAGCTTTATGCTCATCTGTTAATTTTCTTCCTTTTTGAGCTAAACTAATTTTTCTTTTCTTTTCTTCTGAACATTTCTTTCCTAATCCATTTTTATTACCCTTTAAAGCTTTAGCAATTTTATCTCTTACTTCTTGGGGTAACTGAGGTGAAGTTCCGCCCTCCATAATATTATATCCAAAATTTCTATTTTGAGTATTATATTTTTTAATTAAATTTTTTTCCATTTGACAAGCTTGCTCTTGAGTCAATTGTTTTGCCAATATTAAATGTTCAAAATTATTTCATCCATATTTTTGAATAGCTTGATAAAAATGTGGACTAGATTTATAATTATTTCCATTTCTACCCCATCTATTTTCTGGATTTTGTTTTGTAATTCCAACATATTTTTTATTATTGATTTTATTTATATGTATATAAACATAATATATGTTTTCTATATTAACACCTCCTTAAAAGATGTTAATGATGATATAATTTAGCACGGTAAGTTGTCCTATAGGGAGTTCCTCCGTTTAAGCGAGATTCATAATAATATTACTATTATTATGCCCAAATTTCTAGGTTGTGATACATTCCTTGAACAGCTTGCATCAATTCTTTTTCTGTCATATCCATTGCATATTTGTATGCTTTTGAATATTTTTTATATCTTTCATCTTCAATAGACCAATCTAATTGAGGTAAATCATCATCAAATAAATCTAATTCTTTTCCTTCAATATATTTTAATCCATCTTTAAAATGTTTACAAAAACTCATACGAACATATGGAACCATAGTCCAGTCTAAATGACTTGCACTAACTCCACCAAATTGTTGTAAAGATTGTAATTGGAATAATACTGCAACTAATTGAAATGCTGTATTAATAGAACGAGCTGGTCTTACATCTGTTTGTCTTGTATTAAAACCTTCTGCTAATAATTTATCAAAAGGAACAGTTAAACAGTTATGCATACCAACTGCATATGCATCTAAATCATGAATATATATTTCATTATTTAAATGATTTTCTCTTGCCATTGGTGATACAATATAATTAAGAGCATAATCTTTCATAAGCTCGCTTCTTGCTTCACCCATGCGGCCGCCAAATGAATATTCATCAACATTAGCATTTTGATTTTGAACATCACTCGCTTCAATTTTTTCTTTAATATTTTGCATTAATTTACTATTAGCATTTCTTATTTTAGTTCTTTGCTCTCTATAAAGAATATATTCTTTAGCCACATCTTTTCTTTTGGTTGACATTAAACCTTTTTCAACTAAATCTTGAATTTCTTCTATTTCAGGAGTTTCATTTACATCTAAATAATACCCCTCAATATAATCTGCAATATTTTCTGCTTTTTCATTTGCATAATCTGTAATTTCGCCATCTACATTTTTAAATGCTGCTAAAATAGCATTTTTAATTTTAGAAGAATCAAATGGCACAATTCTTCCATCACGTTTTTTTACGTTCATAATTCCTCCTTAATTATTTAAATTATTTTAAAGGATTTTTAACCTTTATATAAATATAAAAATTTAAATTAATAGATTAATCAGTTTTGTTAAAGGTTAGATTATTAATTATCTAGCCCTTCTCTTTCATGAGTTATTTTTATATCTCCATTATTAAAAATTTCTTCTATTTTATATAATTGATGAAAACTAGTTTTACTATAAGTTTTTGCTACAAAAGTATCATCTCTGCGGAAACCAGCAACTAATAATTTTACACCACGAGTAAACCATCCTTTTTCTACAACATGTTTTACATTATCTTCACCTAATTCACTAATTTGTCTATTAAACATAGCATAATATTCTTTTGTGAACTTAACATTTACTACTTCTGTTGGAGTTAATAATGTTACGGATGAACGCGTATCATTTTTACCAATTACAGTTCCAGCAATTCTATATATTTTATAAATAGGAATATCTCTACCATTTCTTTTAAAGAAGCAATCTATTGTTGGGTTAGATGTTAATTCATTAAAATCCACAATTCCATATTTATTATTATTTACATGTGCCAATTCATGTTCATGATAATAGAAACATAATGCTTCCATTTCATATGAACTAATATTACCTTGAGCATATTTATCCCAACACTCTTTAAATAATATTTTATTAAAATTATTAAGGATTTCCGCTTGATTATTTTTTATCCAATCTCTTGCTTTATCCATAACATCTTGATATATTTTATCCCATCTTGTTTGAAGAATACAAGTCAATCCATTGATAACTTCTAACTGGTCTAAATCAAAATGTTTATTATAAAATTCTTCACAAACATTATCAAACACATAATATTTGCCAACTTTTTTATTTGCTTTTAAATATTTTGTAAATAAAAATGTATGTTTTTGTAAATCTAATTCTTTAGGAATTAAATCGTGTTGAATTAAACCATTAAAGTTTTGTAAAGTTATTCTTTTTTTTGCTTCACATACTTTAGATATATAATATATCATAACTACTTTACGTGCGGAAATGCCTAATTCATCTGCCCATGATTGCTCTAATTTATCAAATGCTCCCGCTTTAATAAGGCTAAACATTGCACTTTTATTTAATGGACATTTATTCATAAAATCAACTATTCCCGCATAAGGTCTATGTTCTATTATTTGTTCTATTGTTGCTCCATTAATATTACTTAATGCTTTCATACCAAATAATATTTCATTATTTTCTTTATCAGGTTTAAAACTATAACTAGATTTATTAATATCTACTAAACTAACTTTAATACCTCTTAAAGTAATATCACCAATAGCCTTTGCCACTTTACCATAATCAGTCCCACGTTCTTTGCGTTCAACATTTCCTTCTTCATCTTCTTCAAATTCATCATCTTCTTCAAGACTTCCACTATTAACAACTAAACATGCAGTATTTCAATAAATTGGATTCCAATTAGTTGCAATATACATTGTTTGAAAACCAATAAATGAATATGCTAACGCATGAATTGTAGAGAATGAATACCCCATTTGAGGACCTACACCACAAGCCCATACATATTTACCAAGATTTTTACTTGCCGCCTGATCTAATATCTGTTGATGAAGTGCAGGTATTTTACTCATTTGCTTTTTACCTACAATTTTACGTGCAGCATTTGCTTCTGCAAGAGTAAAATTACATATATCTTTATCCATTAACATTTTCATTAATTGCTCTTGACTTGGCGGAACTCCATAAGAACTTTTAAAATATGGTTCTAATGTTTTTTGTTCTGCTTGAGTTAATCCATATTCACGCATTTCTTTATACCATAATGATATATCATTTTTAAATCTAATATATTTTTCCATAGGAGTTTCTTGACCTTTTTCTGCAGTCATAAGTCTCATTAATCCATTTGCATCTGACATTTCTAAAATTGAGGTTGGACGAATTTTCTTTGCGGCTTGTGAACCTACTTCACTATCAAATTGAAAAATATTTAATACACTATTTTCTTGAAGTGTTTTCCATATTTCTTGATTATCAATAGGTAATACATTAGGATGAAAATATTTATTATAAACTTCTCTTAATGTTAATGTGTTATCTATTTCATTATATTCTTGTAATAATCTAATTGCTTCGCACAATTTATCTTGAACTTCTGTTACTAAAAAGTCATATTTTGTCATACCGCATGCTTCTGCCATATGTAAATCATATGCTGTGATAATTTCACCTTTTGGGGTTCTCATAAATGTACCAAATTCATATGGATCTTCATCGAATAATATTACTCCTGAGGCGTGGCTACTACGTTTATTAACTAATCCTTCAATTCCTCGCATAATATCTAATAAACCTGGATAGGTATTAACTTCATTGATAAACATTTTTATAGGTTTTCTACCTTTATCTTCATTTCCATTGACAACATCATCAAGAGGCCATAGAAATCCACGTTCACTTGGAATTAATGATGATAAATATTGTGCTGTATCAACATCTATTCCATCTGGATAATCTTCACTACGATAACCGCGGCAAGCGGTTAAGATTGTTGATCGAGTTCCTTCTGTACCAAATGTTGCTATTAATGTACAACCTAAATTTTTTCTTGATAAATCATCTATATCTTTATTAAAATTTTGACCACGTTCTTTTTTTATTTCATTTAATATCTTAGGACGTTTACTCGGACATAGATCTAGATCGATATCCTTTAATGGACTATATCTTTCACAATAGATTACTGAGAGTATTTTACTTCATCTATTGCTAGAATGCGCTACGGAATAGTGCTTATCTCTACTCCTCTATATTTTAGTCTCTACACTTATATAATTTTTTCAATAATATCCTTTATAAAGAGTTCCTTCTTTGATAGCTCTATCTAATTGAGTATGACCTTTTAAACCAAGAAAAGATAAAACTGCAGTTTTTGCATTGAATATTCTTATTAAATTATATTTTTCATCATACATTGCAATTTTTTTACCATTAATAGCTTTATCTCCCTTTTTGCCATACATTCCATTTTTTTCTCCAGCTACTTTCCCAATGCTATTAATTGACATCTTTAATTTAGATTCTTGGGTATGATGTTTTCCATACATTCCATTCTTTTCTCCTGATACTGCCAGAGACATTTTTTCACGATATTCTTTTGTTTTCATGTAAGAAACATCTCTATTTTTTCTTATTTTTTCTTTTGTTTCTTCTGACAAGTGAATTCCATATCTAGGATTTTTTTCTCCAGCATATTTTTCACTTATTTTTTTAGAATAGGCTATTTTTTGTTCTTCTGTTCAACCTGCGATAGTATTTCCACCATCTCCGCCTTCATGAATATTATAAAAATCTTCTCTATTAACAGCATTATATTTTTTTATAAACTCTTTTTCTTTTATACTATTTTCTTTTTCATCTTTTGAAATATATAAAATTTCTTTTTTAAAATTTTCTTTTCCATATTTTTTTATGGCTCTTAATAATAATGTGCCACTTCCCAAATATGAATCATTAAGTTCTCCCTTATGTTTTCCTATATATTTCTTTCCATTTATTAAATTGGTTGTCATATAAATATAATTCATATTATTTATCTCCTTTCAATATTATATGAAAAATATAACATTGACATGGATCGACTTTGACCAAGATTTTTAATTATTTTTAATTATATAAGCACGGTATCACATGCCTTACCATGTATGGTAGCTTGCTCTCTTAGTCAGCTGATTCGTGCATAAAGCCTTATTTTGCTGATACCGTTAGCCGCTTTTAACGACACCCTTTAGCAAGGTTCACATTCTTTTTTTACAACTAGGCAATATCAACTATAGACTACCTAGTTCGACTCTCTCTTTGTTAAGGTACCTTCAGAACGGTAGCTCCCATTTAATCGGATCAAGTTGAGTTATTCCTAACAAATAATGATTTAATCCAGAACAACTTGAACCACGTCCTGCGCCAACGATACTTCCGCACTCCCAAAATAAATCTACATAATGTTGAAGTGTTACTGGATAAGCAAACATATTTGTTCCCAGTTTTTCACTAATTGTTTTTTTAATATCTGCCTCTTCTTCAAGTCTATCTAAATATTGATGATTTAATTTTCCAATTTCTTCTAATTTATTAGAGCATTCATTTACCCAATATCTTTCTATTTTATCATCTGATTCAAACATACTAGATAATATAGGCCATGTATCTCGCGCAAATGCACCTTTATCAATTTTAGGATATTCCTTTACTTCTACATGAGGAATAGTTTGTGCGTGTGCTAAACTAAATTTTTCTATTTTATTATATATTTCATAACTATTGCCAAACATTTCATTTATAAAATCATCACTAAATTCAGATGCGTATAAATTTTCTTTAATTTCTTCATTATCTTGAAGATATGCAAATTCATAGAATTCATCTACTTCACGTTCTCCAAACTTACTATTTAAATATGCTTTATGAACATACCTATCTTCTTTTTTAAGATAGTGAGCATCTGAACCTATAACCATTTTTAATCCAAATGCTTTTGCAATAGCAGGAAATCTTTTATTAACTAAAACTTGGTCACGACTGCTACCTGGCGCACATTCTATATAAAAATTACCTTCACCAAATACTTGTTTGCACCATAACAAGAAATTTACTATATTATTATGTGCGGCTGCCGCTCCTTCTGTATCACCAGTTTTTTCTGCTTTAATTAAATTTAAAGTATTAACACTTAATTCTCCACCTAAGCAAGCTGTAGTTCCAATTAAACTATTAGGATATTTTTTTAATATTTCTTCTAAATCACTCTTTAAAGTAGGAACTCTTTCAAGACCTCTATCCCAATAACTA